GCCATAGATAATATTCAAATCACGCAATGAATATTTTTCATGCAGTTGTCCATAATCGCCTAGTAATCGTTGCTCTTCAACGTTAACGCCTTGTTCTAATAACGATTGTATTTTAGCACGACCTTCTTTAATTTGACCTGGCAGTAAAGGAATGAATACTTTTATTTTTTTATTCTGCTCATCGAATAAGTCAATAGCATAGTTTAGTATAGTTTCATTTTGCCAATAATGATGAGTTATTATTAACTCGTCAACATGTTCAATTACTGCCAATAAATCAAACCAACTGTCGCCGCCGGATGTTTCTAAAGATACATAGGATTTTTTTGATTTAACTTGTCTAAGAACGATATTAAGGTTGGAAAATTGTAAAGGTTCTCCGCCTTTGAATTTCCAATGTATTTCTGGTATATTCTGTCGTTGACCGTAGGTCTGTAATTTGTTAACAACAGATAAGTATTCGTCTAAGTTTTTATAGTTGGGATTATTTCGATACTTGCTAGGGCAGTACCAACAGTCATTGGTACACCCGCCACTAAGTTGCCAAATAATTTTAGGGATAATAGTCATTAAATATATTTATAATTGGCAATTAACTGATACTATAACTAGTTATAGAGTATGATAAAAGAACAAGATAGGTGCTATAAATAAACAACATGGCATTTTTATTATTTTTGACAGCTATAGTCCTTAGCGGTATTGCAGCTTACTATAGCATAATCGGTTTAGTTGCTATCTTCAGTGCCGCAGTTATTCCAGTGGCTGTAATGGGTACAAGTTTGGAAATAGCTAAACTTGTTGTGGCTAGTTGGCTTTATAGATTTTGGAATAACATTCCATTCTTAATGCGAACTTATTTCACCGTGGCGCTAGTAATACTCATGTTAATTACCAGCATGGGTATTTTTGGATTTTTAAGTAAAGCCCATTTAGATCAAGCTGTGCCCACTGGTGACATTGCAGCTAAACTTGCGCTAATAGATGAAAAGATAAAAACCCAACGAGACAATGTCGAATTGTCTAGAAAAGCCTTAGCTCAAATGGATGCTCAGGTTGATGCAAGACTCAGTCGAAGTGACAGCGAGCAAGGTGCCGAACGTGCTGTTCAAATTCGTAGACAGCAAACAGCGGAGCGTGCTAAACTACAGCGTGAAATAGCTGAAGCACAAAAAGTCATTGCCAGTTTAAATGAAGAGCGATCACCAATTGCTGCTGAAGTTAGAAAAGTCGAAGCCGAAGTCGGCCCAATAAAATATATTGCTGCTTTAATTTATGGAGACAATCCTGACGAAAATACATTAGAGCGAGCAGTTCGTTGGTTAATTATCATATTGATATTTGTATTCGATCCATTGGCAGTTTTAATGTTGATTGCAGCAAACCTAACTCAAATTAGACAACGAGAACTTGATAAAAATGTTACCATACAGGCCAGCGAACCTGTCAAGGAGGAGCCTAAAAATGATGACGCATATAAAATTATTCCTGACCAAACTGTCATGCCAATGGTTGTTGAAACAGTATCAGAACCAGAAACACCAGCAGTTAGTGAACCAACTTCTGCAGCCAGCATTGAGCCAGCAGCCCCAGTGGAAAAAGTGGGAGTAAAAAAGAAAACTGTTAAGAAGCCTGTTAAAAAAATAATCACAAAGGCCAAAAAGCCAGCAGTCAAACCAGTAGCTAAACCAGCAACTAAAACAGTTGCTAAGAAAATTTCAACTACAGTTAAAAAGCCTTCTAAAAAAAAGACTGAGATAAAAAGTTCAGAACCCCCAATAATACCAGAAGAAGTTAAACCTGAGCCTGTAACTCAGGTGACAGAAGATAAATCAATTAACGAAGGTTTTATTCCTAAAGTAGCTAGTATCGAAGATCAAGTTCAACAAATGATTGCTACAGACAATCAACAGGGTCTAGAGCAAATTTATAAACAAATTGTCAAAGAATTAGCTAAAAAGAATAGAAACAAATCAACCCACTGGGGACCAATAAAAAACGTAAAAAATGGATGAAGCGCAAAATTACTACATAACACCTCCAACAATCTTCTTCCCAGAAGATGGTATACGAATAACAATACTCGGAACAGACGAGTTATGGGCAGAGCAAGTCAGTGACGATTTAGAAACTACATTTAGTACTGTACCGATGACATTTTATCATTTGGATACGGCCTCGGCTGATAATTGGCAATGGATTTACCAAATGGCAGAAACTAGTGATTTAATTATGGTTAATGTCGGTGAAGCATCTCCAATCGAAATGAACATAGCTATGTTAAACCTTAGCCCAAAAGTTTGGTTTTATGTTGATAGAGAAATAGTTGACAAAGACACAAGAATATTGTTAAATACTATTAATGCAAATGTATTTCATGACAGTGAACAACTACATGCAATGCTTAGAAATTACGTTGGCGAATGACTGATAAATCCAAACCTTTAATGCGTTGCTCGTTTTGTGAAAAAAGTCAAAACGAAGTTAAAAAGCTTGTAGCCGGCAGCAGCGGCTATATCTGCGATGAATGTATCGTTCTTTGTAACGAAGTCATCAAGGACGAACAAGCTCCTGCTCGCGAAGCAGATAAGCTACCAACTCCTAGAGAAATTTTTAATCATTTAGATCAATATGTTATTGGTCAGGAAATGGCTAAAATTACTCTTAGTGTAGCAGTGTATAATCATTATAAAAGGTTAACGAACAAGAGCGAAGTTGACATTGAAAAAAGCAACGTTCTGTTTATTGGACCGACGGGTAGTGGCAAAACATTGCTGGCCAAAACTATTGCTAAATTTTTGGATGTGCCCATTGCTATTACTGATGCTACTAGTCTGACAGAAGCGGGCTATGTGGGCGAAGATGTAGAAAATCTTATACATAAACTTTATCAAGCCGCAGACCAAAATATCGAGCGATGTGAGCAGGGAATCATTTATATTGACGAAATCGATAAAAAAGGTCGTAAAGGCGAAGGCACTAGTATTACCCGAGATGTGTCAGGCGAAGGCGTACAGCAAGCTCTGCTAAAAATTATCGAAGGCACAGAATGTCGAGTACCTCAACAGGGCGGCCGCAAACATCCTAATGGCGAAATGTTAACCATTAACACAAAAAACATTTTGTTCATATTAGGTGGCGCATTTGTTGGCCTAGAGGATGTTATTGATCGCAGAGTTAATACCAAATCTGGAATTGGCTTTGGCGCTAATCCTGTTAAAGATAAGACAAGTCTAAATCAAGTTATACACGAAGATATCATCAAGTGGGGTATCATTCCTGAGCTTGCTGGCAGAATGCCCAAGATCGCAGTATTGGAAGAGCTTACTGAAGAACAGTTAGTTCGGGCCATGACTGAACCTAAAAATAGTATTGTTAGTCAATATCAAGCGTTGTTTAAAATGGACGGTGTAGAATTAGAATTTAATTCCGAGTCATGTCGAGCAATTGCTAGAAATTGTACGGAAGCAAAACTAGGAGCTCGCGGCCTGCGAGCCGAAATGGAAAATGCACTTTTACAAACTCAGTTTGTTTTGCCTGACTTAGCCGCAGAGAATGTGACTAAAGTTACAATAACCGAGGAAACCGTAACCCAAGGCAAAGAACCAATTTTAGTATATGGCAATAAACGAAAAAAAGCACGAGAATAGAATTTTCGCTAACCGCGAAATTCGCAGTAAAGATGTTAGAGTAATTAATTCGGAGGGAGTTAATCTGGGTGTCCTTCCATACTTTCGTGCGTTATCCATGGCCGAGGATCAGGACTTGGACTTGATCATGATTAACCCTTCTGTACATCCGCCGGTGTGCAAAATAGGCGACTTGGGTAAGTATAAATATGATTTGCAAAAACGTCAGCGCGAACAGGATCGAAAGCTCAGGGAAAATAGAGTCGAAACTAAAGAAGTCCAATTGCGTCCAGGCATCGACAAGCATGATTTGGAGATTAAAATCAAGCATATCAAAGAATGGTTGGCCGATGGCGATAAAGTTAAAATTGTCATTAAATTTAGAGGCAGGGAATTAGCCAATACAGAATCGGCTACTGTACTAATTGATAATATATTAAGTTCTGTTCCCTCTGCCCGTTTAGAAGGTAATAGTGAATTGCAAGGTAATAGACTTACCGCAACGTTATTTCAAGGTAAACAAAAATGAGTAGACGTCATAATGAACTTATGGGCAGTAAAGTAATAGTCCAAAATGATAACGTGGACAAAGCTCTACGATTATTCAAAAAGAAAATACAAGACAGCGGCAAGCTAATTGAATTGCGAGAAAAAGAGTTTTACGAAAAACCCAGTGTAACTCGTCGCAAGACAAAAAATCAACAGACTCGCCGTGCTCAAAAACGACGCGAAGCAGAAGCACTGCCTAAGAAACTATACTAATATGAGTAACGAAACTATTACTATAAATGTTTCTAGTGCCGATTATTGGTCAGATATTAATATGAACTCAGGCACTACAACGATATCTACAGATGGCATTACCATATCAAATGGTGTAGATATTATTAGCATTACAGACAGCGATACCATTACTTTTTCGGGCCTGGATGAATTTGTCAGTGTCACCAAAGCCGAACATAATGAGTTGATCGAGCGTGTAAATAAATTGGAAGCTATGTTAGCTGAAGAGGCCGAGCTTCGTGCCAATCATCCCGCACTAAAAATGGCCTACGATGAATACCGTTTGCTTTTGGTTTTGGCTAAAAAGCATGACGGTGATGACTTGACAGCCGAATGAATTTCTTGTATAAATACGAGTGTACAGCGCCAGATGGGCTGTACAAATTGGGCATGATGCCCCTAGTCATTCTTGCTTAATAAAGGAGAAAACAATGACAAACCAACTTACTCTTCGTAGTATTGATATCCCAACTATCAGCCGCTTTGGCGTAGGCTTTGAAAGCATGATCGATAATTTGCTTCGTGCTACAAGCCAAACCAGTAACTATCCTCCCTACAACATCATCAAACACAGCGACGATGCTTACTGCATTGAAGTTGCAGTTGCAGGCTTTAAGGATGGCGAAGTTGATGTTGAAGTTGAGAACAATCAATTAACTATTCGTGGCGAGCAGCGCAGTGATTCCGACGAACACACTGGCGAATATATCTACAAGGGCATTAGTGCTCGTAGCTTTGTTCGTACTTTTACTTTGGCAGATCATGTTGAAGTAGCGGGCGCTCTAGTTCAAGACGGAATTCTTACAGTTCAACTTGAGCGTAAAATTCCTGAAGAAAAGAAGCCTAAGAAGATTGCTATTACTTACGGCAAGTAAATCGTAGCAAAGTTGGGGAGCAAACTGCTCCCCACAGATAAATACACGGTAAGGATTGAAATGACACTAATGGCCACAGAAACAAGTCAAACTACCAAGCGAGATGTTGTTATTAAAAAGCCCAGCATGTACAAAGTGGTGCTGAATAATGACGACGTTACGCCAGTTGATTTTGTTAGAGATTTACTAAAGGCTGTCTTCCATTACGACGAGCAGCGAGCCGTGGATTTGACTTTGGAAATCCATGAGCAAGGCCGCGGCATTGCCGGCGTTTATACATTTGAAGTCGCCGAACAAAAGCACAACGAAGCAACATATATTGCTAGAACAAATGGGCACCCGCTCAATATTAATCTAGAATCTGAATAATCCCTAAAAAATGCGTATTGAAAATGAAGTTCTGCTGGACTACAGCGATGTGCTGATTCGTCCTAAGCGTAGCACCTTGGCCAGTCGCCGCGAAGTAGATTTAACCCGTACATTTAAGTTCAAGCACAGTGACTGGGAATGGACAGGCGTTCCTATTATGGCGTCTAACATGGATGGCGTTGGCACTCCTGCTATGGCTCGTGCGCTCTATGAGCATAAGATGTTTACCTGTCTAGTAAAGAGTTTAGAGCGTGACGAATACTCAAAATTAACTGACAGTATTGGTGGCAATTATTTTGCTGTAAGTACCGGAACTAGCGAGCGAGACTTAAATAAGTTAGTCAGCATACTAGAAGACAATCCCGCTATTCACTTTATTTGTATTGATGTTGCCAACGGCTACAGCGAACATTTTGGTGATTTTGTTGCCGAAGTTCGTAGACTGTATCCTGATCATACGATTATTGCGGGAAATGTAGTCACTGCTGATATGACACAGGAGTTGATTCTTCGTGGAGCTGATATTGTTAAAGTGGGCATTGGCCCTGGGAGTGTTTGTACTACTCGTATTCAAACTGGCGTTGGCTATCCACAACTTTCAGCAATCATTGAATGCGCGGACGCTGCTCATGGTCTTGGTGGACACATTATTGCTGACGGCGGTTGTACTTGTCCTGGGGATGTCGCTAAAGCCTTCGGAGCTGGCGCTGATTTTGTAATGCTAGGCGGTATGCTAGCTGGACATGATGAAGGCGGCGGCGAGATCGTACAAAAACTCTTTGAAACAGATGAACTTGGCCCAATGGACCTAGGTGATCACTATCCACGCAAAAAGATTAGGGTTGAAAAATCCGTTCAATTCTACGGCATGAGCAGCGATACTGCTATGGAAAAACATCATGGTGGTGTAGCAGAATATCGCAGCAGTGAAGGTCGTACAGTGACTGTTCCTTATCGTGGCCCTGTAAAGCCCACAGTTCTTGACATTTTGGGCGGCATCCGTAGCACTTGCACTTATGTTGGAGCACAGGAACTCAAGCACCTCAGCAAGTGTACTACTTTTGTTCGTGTGAATAATCAGTTTAACCGAATCTTTGTAAAATAAGTAGAAATACTGATAGAAATGTTGCGTTGCCATATAAATACATTAGTAGAAACCATGAGTATCTACAGTATCGAAAGGGACGCAACATGTCTAACAAAATTTTTAAATTATTAGAGCGTTTAGCAGAAATGTTTCCCAAGCAAGACTATCAGTCTAGATTGGAACAATACATTAAAAGCAAAAACGCTCAAAGCGTGGCTGAAGTTGAAGCTCTTATCAAAGAGTACGATAGAAAGGCTTGGCAATGAAAAAACTACTAAATTTCCTTTGGATGATTTTGGAAGAGCACAGCAAAGCACGAGCAGCTATGTATTTGATTAACAGCGGCCACCGCCGCGAAGCACAACAACTTTTAAGTAAATAAAAAATGGAACTATTCGCTATTGCCTTGGTGGCAGTTTTTGCCAAGGCTGTCTTTATTTTTGTCGACGAAATTTTCGGTTGATTAACTACTCACTTAAAAATTGGTTTTCTGTTAAACTGTATAAATACTGTTGTACAGGAGAACAGAAATGGCCCGGTCAAAATCTCGCATTCAGCGTACCAAACTTTTTCGTATGGTGCAAAAGTTTGATGACTTTGACTGTAAGTTCAGGCCTACTATTGCCGACTGTCGCGAAGTCTTTCGCAACATAAACAGAAACGTTTTCAATAACGAACTCAAGATGCCAAACTTTCGTTTGGTTTACTCCAAAGCCTTTTGGGGAGAATGTGTTGGCGACATAGCAGACAATAACAAGTGTCTAATCAAAATCAACAAAAGTTTTCTCAGCAAACGATTATTTGTCTATACTCTGGCACATGAAATGGTGCACCAGTGGGAATGGCTTACACATGAAAACATGACTCATGGGCCTAAGTTTTTCCAGTGGCGCAATGAAATGGCCAAGTATGGCATCGTTTTGTCACGAGCATACCGAATCAAGCATTATAGACTTGATTAATTGACACAAAATACCTTTATCCTTATAATTTAAAAACCGTGTGAAGGCAGTAGCTCTTAGAGCTAATCAATGATGGGGGAGTGGCGTCAATCCGCCTACTCTTAAACGACAGCAGATGGCGCCCCTTAATCAGATTAACTAAGATGGCAACAACCAAACAGAGTATTTCTGCTATTATCTACGACAAGCGGGGAAAGGTTTTGAGTATAGGATATAACTCCTATATCAAGACTCATCCCTTGCAAGCCGAACATGCCAAGAAGGTAGGCTTAGAAGAAAAAGTTTTTTTGCATGCCGAAGTTCATGCCATAGTTAGATGCAAAGACTTGAGCAAGGCCCATAGGATTTTTATAAGTCGCTGGAACAAAAGCGGTAATCCCATGTATGCAAAACCCTGCCCGGTTTGCATTAGTGCTATCAAATCCGCGGGCATAGAAGTCGTAGAGCATACTTAACCAAATATTGACACAAAATCGGTTTGGGCATATAATACAAATATGCTGAAACGTAAGACACGATCCGACCGCAATCACGCAATCTACGCCATTACTAATCTAGTAACCGGCGAATATTATATTGGCGTGACTGTCTGTTCCGGCAATGTTAACAAGGCTCTCAAAGTTCGTTTTCAAAAGCATGTTCGTCGTGCTGTTACTGAAAACAAGGCTTGGGCTTTGTGTGCTAGCATTCGCAAGCATGGCGCTGAAAATCATTACTTGCAAATGATTGAACAAGTTCGTGGCAAGTCAGCTGCTCATGCTCGTGAGCGTGAACTTACCCGTGAGCATGCTCCTGCACTCAACACCCTTTAATTGACACAAATTGGTTTCGGCCATATAATAGAAACATAGTAAGTTAATTCACAGAGGAACTGTAATGAAGATCGTTATCCAGACTCAAGTTCGTGAAAACTACGGTTCAGCTGACCAGCCCTACTGGAAGTGCAAGGGTGGTTCGACTTTCATTGTTCCTGATCTTACGCCTGTACAGGCCGTCAAGGTCCAAGAGCAAGGTATTCCTACCCTGACTGCTCTGATCGAGTCTCGCAACGACATGTTCGAGGAGTATGTCGTTGGTTTTTCTGTTGTTGACAACGACGCTGTTGTCTGCGATCCCTGGGAGACGCCCTACGAGCTCCGTTGGATCGGCAATCGCTGGGTTGCCAATCGCACTGTGGAGAACGGTGAGTACGGCTACATGAACTCTGCCGTCGAACGCAAGACCGAAGAGTATGACATGGAGATGGGAGGCGGTGTTGCCAACTATCGTGTCGTATACACGATGCGTAATGGCGATGTCATCACCGGCGACCAAGTCGCTGAATATTTCAAACAGGCTGCTTAATTAGGAGAAGCAACATGGCAACTCGTTCTACTATCGCTCTTGAATTTGCCGACGGCTCTGTCCAACAAGTGTATTGTCACTGGGATGGCTATCTAGATCACAACGGCAAAATCCTTTATCACCATTATTCGAATCCCTTCATTCTGCGTGACTTGATTGACCTTGGTGATGTTTCAAGCCTTAGGCCAATGATTGGTACCAAGCATCCTTTTAGCAAGTTGGATGCTACTATCTCCGATGCTGAGTTTGACAACCTCTATGGCAACATGGCTACTTTCTACGGCCGGGATCGTGGTGAGTCGGATGTTAGTGCTCGTTCTTTTAAAGATATCGGCGATTATTTTGTTAATGCTCAGCGTGAAGAATATGATTACATTTTGCGTAATGTCGAAGGCAATCCGACTTGGTATGTGCGATTCTACTCTGCAGGATATCATTGGATTCCGTTGACTGAAGCGTTTGAGCTTGAAAAGGTGGCAGCGTGAAATTTGAAAAGCGTTATGACGAACAAGGCCGTGTAGCTGTATTAATCAGCCCGGGCTTTGGTGCAGGGTGGAGCACTTGGGCCGCATTGGACGAAGCCGAGGCCCTGCTGTTTGACAGTCGTATTGTTGACGCAGTATTGGCCGATCAATCATCTGCTGAGATTACTAGTCTAGTCGAAGACTTGGGTTACGATTCTTATCTTGGTGGCGTATCCGGTCTTGAAGTTCATTGGCTTGAGCCAGGAACTCGATTTTACATAAACGAATACGATGGTAGCGAAAGTCTTCGTACTTTTGATGATCTTGTTTGGGTGGCTTAAATCATGTTGACTAAAGTTACAAAATATATGGTAGGCTTCATGGTCATCATGACTGCTTTCCTAACTTATATTAATTGGGGAGAAGCCGCAGGCATGGCATGGTTATGTGCCACTAGTGGTTGGCTGGCAGCATTCTTTCGCGAGGATTGATCATGCCAAAGAAGAAGCAAATCGAGCCTGAACGCAGATATCTTGCCATGTGGGACTGCTATGGCTTGGAAAGTCTCTTTGACATTACCAACCATGACCACGATGCTATGATAGCAGGTCTTAAAGGGGAAACCTTTAAGATTCCCTATAACATCAGCATGATGATTATGCGGGCCAAGTTTAACACTCAACGCAGTTATGAGATCTATGCCTTTACCGCAGATCCCGACATTGACTACGACACTATTGTAGAAATGTTCAAGACCAGTCCACAGGTCATTGTAAACGCTATCCGAAAGAATGGGCAGATGATTCACAGCGACCATAGTCCCAACCAACAGAAAGTTATTGTATGACTTACAAAACAATTTACACAGAGGTTGAAGTTGAAGTTAACCTCGACGAGTTTGACACAGAAGACCTAGTAGAAGAACTTGAAGCCCGTGGCCACGAGTATAATACTCAAAATGTTGACGGCGAAGAGATGCGTGAACTACTAGAGCGTATTTGGATGAACCGCCGATATGGCAAAGACTATCAAACAGAACTGGATCAATTGATCTATGGTGTTCTTGGCCGGATCGCATGAAAAAGATCTATTATGAAAAGCAAGGTCGCAAGTATGTTCCAGTGGCAGAATACGACAGCGATTTTTTTGATAGTTTTCCGAAAGGTAGTCATCTCGTTATGTTCTATCCTGGCGGCAGCAGCCGTCGTTTTAACATTGATCCTGCCTATGCTCCTATGATTGCCGCCGGCCGAGTAGCCGAAGATGCTGTTTGTGCCGCTATCTCCCGAGCCAGCGAAATCCGTCCTACTCGTAAGGCCATGACTGTGGCGGAAAAAGCCGCATGGGAAAACCTTGTTGCTGTGTGGGGAGATGAGGCTCGCAGTCTTGTTCATCCCAGCAGTCGAGATATTGCTGAAGCAGCCATTATGGCCATGAGTCAAGAAGCTGTCAAGCTCATGGAGCATCCCAGTGTTCGCGAAGCTTACGAGCATTTTCTTTTTGTCGCCGCATTAGTTAAGAATGAAAATAAAGAAACTGCCTAATCGCAGGCGTGTGGTATTAGAGTTTGAAGAATTTTATGTGCGAGATGATGCTGACAGACTGGCATTAATCGACAGCCTGGCTAATGAATTCAATGCTCGTCGCATGGCTTATAATATGTGGGAGTTTGTAGATTACGCCCAGGCCGAAGAGTTTGTTTTTATGTATAGGTTAAAATATGAAAATAACCGTTAAGAAAACTGACAGGCGACACAATGCCAGCAATCTGTTCAAGTATTATGTCAACATCAAACCCAGCCCAAGCGAATCGTTCAAAGAAGTGGCCGATGCTTTTTATCAGGCTAGAATTTGGTGTTGGGAACAATGGGGACCTAGCCGCGAAGTAACTGATTGGAGTCTCGGTTCTGAAAATGCCATAGACAAAAATGAGCACTGGGCATGGATCAGTGATCGCTGGCGTCTGCGTCTTTATCTCAAAGACAAAGATGAGGCTATGTTGTTTACATTAAAGTGGTCATAATATGAACATCGAACATGAAAATACAGTAAGAACACTGGCAGATCGTCCATTAATTCAAAAAAGTGCTTGGTGTAATTTTGGCTTTCATCTGTGGGAACAATGGAGTAGACCTTATATACCAGAAGGTGGAACTTATAATGTTCAACATAGGTATTGTGCTAACTGTAATAAACTAGAAGCACGCCGCAGAAAAATTTCTCTATGATTAAGATATTGCGTCGAGTTCAGGCTGGCTGGAGACTATACAAGTCTCGCCGATTTCTGGCACGGCATAACTGCGAAACCTGGCGTCAGTATCGCTATCACTATGATCCTGATTACAACTTGCGAGCCACTCGTGTTCAGGATAAGTTTCATGGATATCCCTATATCTATAGGTTCGCCGACCATACTCATGAAGTATATGATTGGAATGTTCACTTGGATGGCATCTATAGAATCAGTCAATGGTGTGACAGAAATTTACAAGACAAGTATAGATTTGAAGCGTTGCGAGTATCTCAGGATTACGCTGGTGAATGGAGTGAAAATGGCATAGGTCACAGTGATTACATTTTCGCTGGATTCAAGACCAAGAAAGATTACATGTTGTTTGTGTTGAAATGGTCATGAAAGATTTGCCCTACGAAGTTATTGTTGATAAGCACATTCATCGAGCTGCCGAAGCATGGTGTAGACAGCAGTGGGGGACTCGTTGGTCAGCCTTGGATTATCGTGAGGGCACATGGTGTTGTTTCTGGGCTGGCTTTCGCGGTAATAATGCTGGCAAGTATAGGTATCATTTTCAAAATAAAGAAGATGCTGTGTTGTTTACATTGAAGTGGTCATGATGATTGAAAAAACTATCAGATTGCGTGATAGACAAAGGATTCATGTAATAGGTCCGATTTATCCACAAGAACTACATGAATACATGAGTGCGTATAATTCAGACGCCTATGTATATGAATGGGACCATCAACAACAAGCGCACTATGCCATGCGAAGATTCATACGAGATAATTATCCTGAATTATCAAAATGGTTAACCGTGAATAATTGTCAGACAACCAATTGGGTAGACCCCGACATATTCGAAGTGTTACCCAATACTCAAATGAACTTTTCTTGGGGCATTGGCTTCAAGCCCAATGATCCTGTAGAAACTATTTTTGTATTGAGGTGGACATGATGTTCAGTCCTTATTACTATGAGCATTTTGGAGCAAAGGTGAGTTTAAAGTTCATCAACAAGATATGGTGGCTTTTAATGCCTGGCGTCACTGTTAAAGTAAAGTGGCCTAACGGATGGGTAGTATTACACGAGTCGACGGACGGAAGCCGAGTATCTGTCGATAGTGCTGACCCCAATGACCACTATCGCCCATGGATGGAAGCAAATGTTGGCCGTCAAGGTTGGGATTGGGATTGGTGTATGCGAGATAATGATGTTGCCGAAAATCGTCTTACTATTAAGTTTAGGCGTGCCAAACAGGAATGGGCTATTATTGCGGCCCTAAAGTGGTCATGATTACTGTTACACTTGAAGATAAAAATATCAACGATGTACTAGACATAGTTCATAGTCTACGCCGAGATGGTTATCAGCAAGGCACAGATTTTGATTTCGCTTACCATCCCAATCCCATTGACTATGACGCAACGGGTATTATTGATTATGAACGCAAAAAATACACTGAGTTTCATTTTTATGATGAACACCTTGCCATGATGTTCAAACTTCGCTATTCAGGAGAGTAAATAGTTACATGCATATACTTAAAGTTAATGGGTTCGATAAAACTTTGGAACTAATCGAGTTCTTGGAAAAGAAGCGTTGGAAGTTTGACATTCAACTCAATCATAACATGCCCTTTGGGGATGTGTACAATGTAGTCATGAATGACCGTCAACAAATGTTTATGGCACAATTAGCAATAGGTGTTTAATGTTTAGGTGGTTACTTATAGGCTTTTTGGTCTTCTGTGCTAGTAAAGCCAACGCTGTTAGTTATGGTGTCTATGACCTCACCGATCTACAATATGAACACAGCCGCGGCGTAGATGAAGTTCGCAGTATTGCCAGCATTACAAAACTGTTTACTGCTAAGGCAGTTATTGACAGCAGAGTCGACTTAGACGAAAAGATCAAAGTACAGGGTAAGAGTTCTGGTCGTTTTGCCCGTGGAATTATGATCGAGCGATATGAATTGCTAAGGGCCACACTGATGAGTAGTGATAACTTGGCTGCTGAAAGTTTAGCTCACGCTCATCCTGGCGGCATCAAACAGTTTCTTATCGATGTCAATGATGATATCAGTTACATGGGCTTACAAAATACTCGAATCGTTGACAGCACAGGACTATTAGCAGACAACAAAAGCACAGTAGAAGACCTAAAGAATTTCTTGTTTAGTCTACGCAAATACGAAATCATCAAAACACTTAGTACGGAAAAATTCTATACTTACAAGTATAAAAAAGGTAAGAAGACAATTACTATCCACATGAAGAATACTAATCCGCAGATGTGGACCTATGATGAGATTGTCTTAACCAAAACAGGATTTACCAGTAAGGCAGGTCGTTGTCTTGCTATGTTGGTAGAAAAGAACAACATTCTCTATGCCGTAATAACATTGGGCAACAGAGATGTTCGCAGTCGCAGTGCTAAGATTGATGAATTGTTTCATCAGCACATCTACACTAATCAAAAATCGGTAGAATTTACTTTACCAGAAGAAATATGACCTATCCTGTTAAAATAACTTGGGGTTTAAAAGATGACGACTATAATATCACTTGGAGTGAAACTTGTGCTCGCATATTAGAGCAGTTTGGGTTGCCTGGAGATAGGTATACTACAGAAATAAATCCTGAATATATGATTTTTAATTTTACTACGCAAGAGGATGCCTTGATGGCAACCTTAATGGTAGGCGATCAAGCAAGGTAATAACATGGACATTTATCATATTTGGTGCGACAAAGAAGAAGGCATCGGCGATTTAGAATGGGCTACCAACATGCGTGGCTTTTTACAACATCTTGTAGACGAAAAGAAAATGGCAAGTTTTCGCATTACAAGATGTAAGATGGGATTTCGCAGTATTGCTGACATGCCCGAGTGGCACATCATGATGGAATTTGAAAACATGGCACAGATGGATGAAGCCTTTAAGCGAGTTATTCCTCGCGAAGGCGAACTAGAAGCCAAGCATAAGAGTTTCAACCAATTTGTGTCAGGTAACATCCAACACGCCCTGTTCAGGGACTGGCCCGATAATTGACACAAAATCTCGTTGGTCTTATAATAACAAAATCGTAAACAAAACGGAGGTCCCGATGGGCTATCGCGTAGTGGGCAAGACAGAAGACATTTTCCAGGGCTTTGGTCCTCGCAAAGGTCTTGAAGGTCCCTTTTACTACGATGGCAGGATCCTTTACTACGATCCGCGGGAGGGTCAATACTACGACCCCAAGACTGACTTCTATGTGGACAGCGACGAGCTGGCCCAAATCATGCGTCTTGCTGGCGATTAATTGACACAAAATCGTTTTGGTTATATACTAACACTATCGTAACTAATTTGGAGCATGTGATGCGTACCAAGACCATCATCGACGGTTTCAAGAACAGCCAGAAGTTCCGCTTCATCCTCAAGGCCAACAGCGGCGAGGAAGTTGGCTTGACCATGAGCATCCAGCAAATGTCAGATTCCTTTGCTACCCGCGATGCTCGCGTGGCAGTTTGGGAAGCCCTGCTGAAGTTGGCCTACCAGCGTCGTGAAGCAGACAGAAAAAAGGAACCCAAGCCCTTGAGTATTGTCAATGACGCTACCCGTCAAGGTTTTCGTCAAGTTCAAGTGGACCTCCACTAAATGAACAGCATGTTTCGTTCAGTTCCTGCCCATTGGGAGGAACAACATTACCCCCAACCTGACCTAGACGAGGATGACATGATCCCTACCGTTAGTCTCAAGTTCTGTGAGTATGACAAGGCTCGTAAGGTACTCAAACTGGCCAGCGAATACTTCGGCATGCCCCGTGAGTTCTTTGTCAAGAGCCATCACACCGGCAAGGAAGTTCGCTTCACCGTAGTCAGCGAACACGATGTTCTGTTTGATCAAGATGGTTGGGATGGCGAACAGCAGATTTATCGCCCCACAAGCGATGTGCCCGGTGTGGATCACATGGTTATCTATCATCAGTGGTAAATTGACACAAAATCGGTTTGGTACTATAATAGAGTTATCGTAAACGAAACGGAGCAAGCAATGGACATCAAGCAAATCAATTCCGCTATTATGTTTGGCAACTTCACGGATGTTGAACTGAACTCCATCATTGACGCTGTCAAGTTCGCTCGAGCAGGCCTCCAACGGCAAGTCAAGCGAAGCCTGACCCTGGGCACTACGGTTCGTTGGACCAGCACCAAGAACCCACGCGGCGAGCAAGGCACGGTGGCTAAGATTGCTCAAAAGTATGTGACGGTTCGCACTGGTTCTGGTATGCTGTGGCGTGTGCCCGCTAACATGCTCGAAGTCATTTAATTGACACAAAATTGGTTTGGTACTATAATAGAGTTATCGTAAGCAAAACAGGAGCACGAAATGTTCGTAGTTTTCCACAAAGACTTTCCCCATCAAGACAAGCGTTATTTCAAGAGCGAAGCCGGCGCCAAGCGTAGTGCAACCTGCTCCAATCGTAACGCAGGCAAGACTGTCTATCAAGCAATGGAAGAACTCCTGTTCAACATCAAGCATCCTGTTGGTACTAAGGTCGTCAAGAACCTGATGACCGGCGAGGATGTTGTAATCGCAGAGGACACACCCTGGTGCTGTAACCCTGCTAGCGAAACCTACTGGAGCATGTAATCATGTTAGTGAATCCTACTCTTACTACTGAAGAATTTAAGAACATCCATAACGCACTCTGCGACTTGGATTATGTTGCAGAAAGTCTCGAAGATGTGCTCAAGCCTGAAAAGTTTGTTCGCCTACAAAAGGCCAAGACTGCTATTCGCCTGGCCCTGAAGCGAGCATACGAAGAAGATGATCGACTGTTCCGAGAGCGAAGCGATCTCTGCGATCATGTCAAGTCCGAATGCCACTTCAACAGCATTTGGAGCATGTACGAAGTGGATGATTTCTACGCAAAGCATCCTTTCACTGATGCCAAGTCTGTAACCTACATCGACCATTGGGGTGATAACCCTGTCGCGGCTGCTATCCCTGGCGACCGTTGGATTGATCTATGGCGTGCCGCTGACGAATGCATCAGCCTGTCAGGTGACGATCATCATGTGTTCATCGAGCGGTTCCGTCTGGCGGAAAATAACAACGCTACACTGGTTCTGCACACTGGGAGTTAATATGCGTAACTTTTTGATGTTTATTCAATGGCAGTGGCGTGAATTTGAGTTTTGGCAGAAGTGTTTTGTTTTTGTTTTGCCTGCGGTTATTGCGTCAGTGTTTTTGCCCAAGCCTTATGATCAATATCTTTATCTAGCAGCCATGTCAGTTGTTTGTGCGTTTGCTACGAAGTGGATCGTATGGGACGGCATCAAGGCAAGCTATGCCAAATACAGAAAGCAAAGAGACAACCTGTTCAACGAAATTAGAGGCGACTAATAAATAGTGGTATCGGAACCATGCCATGCTAAAATTTTTCTTCCAACGCAAAAAAATCAACACTGTTGATATGCCACATAACGAACAGCCTGACCCTTATTTAGAAAAACTTACACAAGAATTGCTCTTGCAAAAAAAGCAAGAATCAGTTAAACTTACACAACAACAAAAGGAAAAGGAAGTTAAATGAGTTTGGTTCCAATGGTGCTTGAACGCACTGGTAACAGCGAACGGGCTATGGATCTTTATAGCCGACTAATGCGAGATCGTATTATTCTCCTGGAAGGAGAAGTGCATGATCAGATGGCTAACTTGATTGTAGGCCAACTCTTGTTTTTGGAGAGCGAAGATGCTAGTCGAGATATTACAATGTTTATCAATAGTCCTGGTGGTGTTGTCACAGCCGGCATGGCTATTTACGATACTATGCAGTTTATCAAGCCCGATGTCGCGACCTATGTTATGGGGCAGGCCTGCTCGATGGGCAGTCTACTAGCACAAGCAGGTGCCGCAGGTAAACGATACATCCTGCCCAATGCTCGTCACATGATTCATCAGCCCTCGGGTGGAGCTGGTGGTCAAGCCACTGACATGGAAATTCAAGTTCGCGAAATTCTTGAGATGAAGCGTAACCTTACTAACATCTATGTTAAGCATAACAGTCGCGGCAAGACCTACGAGCAACTTCGAACCGATATGGAGCGTGACTATTATATGAGTGCTCAACAAGCTGTTGAGTATGGTTTGGCAGATCAGGTTATTGAAAAGCGATAATGGAAAATTTTGATTGGATTGGCTTTACCTTTTACTTTCTAATTGGATGGGCTATTAGCAAAGCTATTGCTGTATATCTTGAATCAAGAAATCGACAACTAGAAACTCAAATTCAGGATCTTCAAAATCGAATCGACAACAGAATCATCAACGTGAAGATCGAAAAGCACGGTGAAATTTTTTATCTCTTTGACAAAAAGAACGATACTTTCGTTGCTCAAGGCTTCAACATGGAAGAACTCCAGAAGCATATTGATGCTAGATTTAAAAACAAAAAAGTCGTGATTGCCAACCAAGAAGAAATGGCCGCGACAGGTTTGAAGTAATTTAGGTGTTGACAGCCCGCCTGAATCTTTGTTACAATTGGCTGTGTTTTTCAACTTTAATTGAGGTAATTAAATGAGTGGTATGACTTGGACTGTGACCTGTGGTAAGTTCCGTAAGACTTTCTATGACTTCCAATCGGCCAAGGCCGAAGCGGAAAAGGAAAGTTGGCTTCAGGACCGCGCCGCAGAAATCAAGACCAACATGGGCAAGGTTCGCCGTGTCCGCATTCATCAACCTGAGGCCCGCTAATGGGCTACCGTAAGGATTGGGACCTTCATGCCATAAAGCATCAGCTATGGAAGATGTCGCATGAATGTTCCAGTCCTTACAATGATGGCTTTACTCAATTTGAAGTTAAAAAAGACTTATTGGGTATAAAGTTTCTAGTAGACGACTTGCTGGAAAAAACTCCTAAATTTGCCGGCGAAGAGGAAATCTATCATCAGCGCATGGTAGACAAACTAAAATGAAAATCAAAGTAGTCAGCGATCTACATCTGGAATTTAGTGACATTAATATTCCTAATGCAGAAGATTGCGATGTCCTAATTCTCAGCGGCGACATTTTAATCGCACAGGATCTGCACGACCATTCAGCGGAAAAGGTCGGCGTTGCGGCCATGATTGAAAGTATGAGTAGCAGGCAAGCCGCTGCCTTTCGCTTCCGTGACTTTTTGAAGCGTGTTAGTTCTCAATTTCCGCATGTCATCTATGTGGCTGGCAATCACGAATTCTATCATGGCAAGTTTATTGCCAGCCTTCAGTATCTTCGCGATGAATGCGCTAAGTTTCCCAATATCTACTTTCTAGAGCGAGACACTAAGGTCATCGATGATGTAGTGTTTGTCGGCGGCACCCTTTGGACGGATATGAATAAGTATGATCCGTTAACGCTACATGCTGTGGGCGACATGATGAACGATTTTCGAATTGTTCGCCATGATGGGCAAGGCTACACTCGACTACGCCCTGCACATGCCGCGGTCAGGCATCGTGAAACTTTGGATTATATTCGTCTTATAGTAGACGAAAATAAGAACCGGCGATGTGTGGTAGTAACGCACATGGCTCCGAGTTTTCAGAGTATCCACGAAAAATATGCAGACAGCACACTAATGAACGGTGCTTATGCCAGTGACTTGTCAGAGTTTATCCTTGACAGGCCACAAATCAAGTTGTGGACACATGGCCATGTGCATAATGTAAATGACTATATGATTGGCTCGACTCGTGTAGTTAGTAATCCTCGCGGATATGAAGGCTATGAGGCCGACACTGGTTGGCAAATTAATCATGTAGTAGAGGTATAAATTATGCTTTTAATGTTTAAAGAACAATTTAACTGTTGGGTTTGGACTGCCGAGGAGAATCCAGGATACGAGCTAAGTCCTAGGTATAACACTCAAGTTGAAGCATTGCAATGGCGCGGCGATGTAAGTTTTGAGATTCATCGCGACTATGCAATGCTAGCTTCGGGACAACGAGTCGTGATTCCTATCAATAGAAATCATGCTCATATGATTTTAGACAATGTTGTAAAATATCTTCAAAAAGAAGATAGTTACACACCGTCAACGTCAAAGACTATTCCGAATTTCGAATCTACAGCACCGCAAACTCGGACGCAACCGTCATTGATTAATGTAAGTGCTAATTTTGATACTCCGGCATTGCCAGGTTAAGAAAGGTAAAAAATGATTACTCTTAAAGAATTTATGGAAGTGGTTAAGTACCGCATCACAGAAGGTAGTGATTACTACGGTGATTTTGGATGTCCTGCGTATCATTTTAGTTATTGGAACGGGGACAACGATGAAGGACACAGTGTTTGTATTGTGTTTAATACAGAAAATCAAACTGTTATTAGTGCCGAAGTCTGTGATTATAAAAACCGTCGTGCTTATCGTTTGATTAATCCTGATTATAAAGATCGAAGTTTTGACGATGAGGCCTGGGACGATATTAAGTGGACTGAGCTCGAGGCCGATGACGATTGGATTCAGAAAGCTCTAGCCATTATCAATGGAGAAGAATACGATACTCGCGTTACTATTCCCTTGGATATTAGCAATGATGAGTTCAACGCTATTGCTCACATGGCTCATGAGCATGATATTACATTTAATCAAATGGTAGAAAAAATTCTGTGGGCTGAAATTAATCGAATCAAAAATCACTTGCCGTCGTAACGCCAGTGAAAGAAACTATAGATATTGTTTTGTCCCGGGTCACATAAAAGCGTAGTTCTCCAGTGAGGATTTTTTCTGCCAAAGCAATGGCAAAAATCTCCCGGATATAAGTCGTATGACGAGAATTCTTTCATCCACGCAGACTTATCATACCATGCAGAATTATCCCAATCACTGCTTAACGGTTTAGGACTGACATTCAGTGTCCACGGCACATCTCGTTTTAAACCTAAGCTAATAGTAACATCTAAACCTGGCCTGTCGGTGTGAGTTCTTAAAAAACTTCCGCTTTTGTACATTCTGGTGTAAGTGTTTTCGAACTTGAGACTATTGCCATATATAGGCTTAAGATATTCTTCGAAGCGTTCAATGTACTTAAGAGTGGTCGGCAAATTATAGTAAGTTTCTGTTAGAGTTAAATCATTGCCGACATTGACATAATCGTTTGTCGGCTCATTATTTCTTTTTTGACTCATAAAATCAGCTAAAATTTCATCTACTTCGGTCTTACTTAAAAAGTTTTCTACCATTCCCATATTTGAATATCCTTATATTAAATACTTATGGAATTTACTCGAAATTATGAAGCTAGTCAAAGTACGTAGAGATATTTTAAATTGGATTGAAAATTTTGTCGAACAGCCTGACGCTAAGTTAAATGGCTGGCCGCCTTGTCCTTTTGCTCGTAAAGCCAGAATTGAAAACAAAGTAGATGTTAGACTGGGCACATCCATCGAAGTCGATCTTTATACTATTAATGATGAATGGGATGATAAGTTTGACGTTGTTATCTTTGCGTATGATCCAAATAATTATACACCGGACGAAGTCAGTGAATTAGTCGAAAAAATTAACTATGAATTATTGCTGCCCAACGACCTAATGTGTCTTGACGATCACCCCAGCGACCATGAAGAAGTCAGTGGCGTCAGGATGAATCAAGGTCAATATCTATTGCTGATGTGCCAGCGTTTTGGCAAAGTCAATGAAGCCAGCGATGATCTCAAGCGCCAGGGCTATTATGACTTGTGGACTCGAGATTATTACGATCGTGTTGTAGGCTGGCGAGAGCAGTATGGATTTGATGACAACTAGCAATTCGACTGTCTCGTTTGCATAACCAGATGTATTCATCCCGATCCTGGCTCCAAGCACTGCCAGTCCACCACTCGAAACCATCTACATCTGCTTTGTAGATGCTGTTCTTTTCATAACCAGGGCCCATGTAGAAATACTGGTAGCCCTGTTTTTTTGCCCAAGCAATTTCTGATCGCAAACTTTTTAATCCCAAGTGACTGCTGGGATCTCGATAATCCCAAGCGAACAGCACACTTTCGATATTTTTGTCGTCATATCTTCTAAGCTTAGTCCATGCAGTTAATTCATTGTTGAGATAATATCCTGCAATGATATCTAAATCTAAAAACTCATTAATTTCAAAATATTTGTTATAGTGTTTGTGTTTGCAGTATAGGCTATAAATTTCGTCTAGTTTTGTTATGGGATAATCATTATCCAGCAAATAGAATTCGTCGTTAAATTTGTAATCGGTGTTGTTTATTATAACTCGTGTGCTACGGCTTTGATACCAAACCGGCTGTTTATTTTTTGCTGTAACAAGCCATCCCTGTTCTAATGCTTGGCTGTATTCTTCTGGTTTAACATCAATGAGCTCAGGATAATTCAAAATTAGTTCACTTCGACTGTGACACCCAAACTTATTGCTAAATATTATCTGCATACTTTATATTTATTGGAGAGTTAATGAAGAAAATACCGAATGTTCACAATAATTGGGATCCATTAAAAGAGATTTGGCTTGGCGATGTATGGCCTTCTCATTTTTATGACGACATTGAAGATCAAGCTGTTCGTGATATATTTTATCAAATAACCGAGTGGACAAAAGAAGATCTGAATAATATACAAAAAAAGTTTGAAAGCTTTGGTGTTGTTGTTAAACGTCCCGATGTTTCCGGTCCAAAAGAAAGATATTTAATCAATGCTAACAGACTTCAACAATCAAAAGCGGGTCTAAATCTTCTCAAACCTCCCATTACACCGAGAGACAGTATTTCGGTTATTGGAAACAAATTGTACTTCAATCCTGAGTATGAGTATCAATGTTACAAAAACTTATTAGATGAATTCGAACCGGAATCAGTGATCAGATCCGGCCCTTCGGCTGTGGCCGGCCCCGGAGGGGCTAGCTTAGTAAAGCTTGGAAAAGATTTAATTATCGACGAGTTTATACCAAACATCGCAGATATAAAGCGCAAAAATCCAATCGAGGCTCTGAGGCTAGAAAGACAAAATGCACTAAACTCGTATACAAAATTTCATCATTATAATAAATTACTCGGAAACGATTATAGACTGCACTTTGCTACCCAAGGCGGCCACTGTGACGGCTGTTTTATGCCTTTACGATTCGGCCTGTTACTGACCACTGGATATTACAAAGATTATGAGTACCTGTTCCCAGACTGGAAAAAAATTAATATTTCGCAGCCAACCTACGCTCACAAGTATATGTATAGGCCGCCCGAATGGCGTTGGAATATACCAAGTCTTCAGGCGCCACCGCACTTTAATTCCTACATTGAAAAATACTGTAGTGATTGGATAGGAAATTTTACTGAAACTTATTTCGAAGTTAACATTGTAATGATCGATGAAAAAAATCTTATCTGCATTGGCACTAACGACAAATTGTTCGATGAATTAGAAAAAGAAGGTATCACTTGTCATGTGGTTCCATTCCGTACAAGAACATTCTGGGACGGTGGTATGCATTGTATTACATTGGACACTATTAGAGACAGTAAAATTATCGATTATTATCCAGAGCGCGGCAATGTGGGTATAAAAAATATCTATTCTCAAAGCTTTGATTACTCAACAGAAAAGTATATGGCAGCATACAGGGAAGCCAATAAACTTTAATTTTTGAGCAGTGTTCCAATTAATTGACACAAAATAGATTTGATGCTATAGTTATAGCATGAAAACTTTGTCCATTCCTGCGGTGGGTAGTCGAGTTCGAGTTACGACTCGTCATAAAGAAATTTTCTATTGGGCCACGAAACCTTATAGAGAACATCTATATGAAGGCGAAGTTGTCGCTTCTAATAAGTGGGATCAGCCTAATAGTTTTAAACTATTCACTGGCAATCCGGATTGGCCTGACAGTGTGATTCATGTTGACAATGTGCATGATATCCAATATATCAAGGGCGGCCCCGGCCAGTCCGTTGAATCTAAAAATAAAACTTGGACCGTAACGGGCAGTCGGGGCGATAAATATGTGATTACCCAAAGCGGCACTAAGTTTACCTGCACTTGCAGTGGTTTTCAATTTCGTCGCCAATGTAAACATGTTAAGGAGAAGCAAAATGCTTAAGAAAATTTTATTGGTCGGTGCTGTGGTTGCTTTGACAGGCTGTGCTACACATCAGCAAAGTAATGAATTGGCTGGTGCCGCTGTGGGCGGCATTATTGGTAATGCTGTGGGCGGCCGTGGTGGCGCAGTTCTTGGAGCAGGCCTTGGAGCTATGATTGGCCACCAGCAACCTACTCAACGTGAGCCACAAGTCATTATCGAGCGTCAAATTGTTCAGGGAGGTATTGTTGAGTCATGCCGACCACGTTATCATCGCGATATCACTCAGTGCGAAGAGAAAAATCTCCGAGATCCCAACTACACCCAGCAAATGTTCAATGCCTGTGTTGCACAAGCAAAATATCGTTATCAAAACTGTATCCGAGACATTCGCTTAAATTGACACAAAATCGGTTTGGTAATATAATAGAACTATCGTAAATGAAAGGGCTGTTATGTATTTCCAAACCAGCTATTCGCGGCTTCCCGCCAAACGCATTGTGAAGTCTACTGTCACTTATCCCGTTGATCTTGCCTGGGCCGCTGTGGCTGCGGCGGATCGTGTAAACGGCAGCAAGTATGTCAACGACCAGACTTACTTTGCCCACGACGAGCCCAAGCTCAAGACTAACAAGGTCTTGGCGTACGAATTCCTTGACAAGCCCGAAACTCTCACTGACGAGGATCATACTCGCGGCCAAGAACTAGCCGACCACTTCAAGGGTCTGCTGTTTGCCGCTCTGGGCAAGCCCCTGCAGGGTTTCCTAGAGACTGTCAATAAGATCAACACCATGGAGAATGTAGGCCGCTTCGAAGTGGCCTGCATGGCTGCTCTGCCCCGTACCTATCGCACGGACTGCGAGCGTAAGGTTCGTGACGAGCAAATGATGGCATGGGCCGTGGACAGCGACTACATCGGTGCTGAAGGTAGCCGCCAGATTTTGAATGTGCGTGTTGTAGAGACTTTTTACAGCCAAAAATTTATGAGTCTGATTGTCACCGCCAAGCGTGGCAAGGACATTGTCAAGTTTTTTACCAGCAAGCCTGCTGAACTGTTTGTCAAGAATACCGACATTACCGTCAAGGGCACTGTCAAGCGGAACTCAGTAAACGACCGCACCGGTGCCAAGGAAAGTTGGCTGAACCGCGTTACGGTGATTTAATATGTTGACAGAAACTGCTACTGATAATCGTGCTCAATTGATCAGTGATGCCATTGCTTTCATGCAAAGCATTGTTCGTCATTACGGCGAAGACAAGGGCATGGCCATGTGGGAACGAATGGCAGACTTTTGCGATCCTGCTCTCAAAGGAGAAGTGTTCATTGCCATGCTGACTGGGCAGTTCTCGGGTCGTATTACCCTTCATGGTGTTAGTGTTGGTGCCAATGCTGTAGCCTGTATCAAGGCAATTCGATCAGTGGATCGTCGGCGTTTGGGCTTGAAGGAAGCCAAGGACATGTATGACGGCTTGAAATTTAGCAGTAAGTCTGCTATAATAGAAGTCGAAAGCAACCTGCGCGGCCGCGCCGCACAAGAACTTCGTGCCGCAGGATTTGAACTATGATCAAACCCAGTGATGATAAAAACTTGACGCTAGACGAAATGTTGGATTGTTTTCGTAATCCTACTTCGGACAAGCGAAGCATTGCTGAACTAGATGATGTCATCGATGAAATCATTGACCGCAATCCTGAATGGGTTGAGCGAATTATGAAGATTGTCGAGGAGCGTAGATCATGAACGAACGAATTTTAGAACTTGCTGACAAAGCTGGTGCCGATATTTGGGACAATCAAGCCTCAGCCGGCAGTTACTTCAACATTGAAAAATTCGCCGAGTTAATTATCAAAGAATGTGCTAGAGTTGCTAGGGCAACACCTGCTCCTAACTTCCACGAGCATTTGAAACAACAATTAGGGCATACTTGGGATATGGCCTCTAGTGAAGCCGGGCGTGAGATTGTAAAACATTTCGGAATTGAATCTTGAAAACTGTATTGGCCTGGATTGGCGGCTTTGGAATTTTTCTCGCAGTTTTAGGCATGCTAGGGATTGGCAACTTTGTTGTAATGTACAGTCCAGACAAAATTACTTGTACTAAGGAAAGCGAATGAAAATCGGTGAACTTTACGAACACATTGGCAGAATGGTAACTTACGGTGATAAAGATGCCACAGTAGTAATTCAGATCAAACTGCCATACTCTACTGTAGGGGGAAGCCCTTTTGTCAAGGTAAAGAACGCCCATATGGGGTTCGATTGGGATGCTGGTAAATTCTTTATCGTACCAGAAGAAGATGTTACTCCCAGCGACCGTGACTTTGCTAAACAGATGCGGGAAATGCAGGAACGGGCAGGCTGGGCAGACTACGAGAATCGCAATCTTAAAGCCGAGATCCGTCAGTTGAAAAAGAAACTTCAGGAGCAAAAAGGTGAATGATCCCGTTCGTCAAGCATTTGAAGAAGTGTGCTATCCAAACTTTGGAACGGCACATGGTCTACGCCGCAAGCCCACAGGGGAATATGTCAGTGACGCACTAGAAGATCACTGGCAGACTTTCCAAGAAGGTTGGGAAGAAGCAATGAATTATTTGAAACAAAAAGACAATCTGTGTTATACTGATATCGTTAGCACGGGTGGACTGGATCCACGATGAGCAATCTTTGGTTTAATATTCGTTTTGGAACTTATCACTGGCAGTGGGGTCCGAACGGTATGACTTGGCGTAAGAATTCTTATTGGGTTGAAAATCCATACAGCAAGTGGTTTGTCATTTATTGTATTTTTGGACGACATCTATGAACGAACTTCTAAAAGAACTACTTCCCAATCCATGGGCAGTTGATTATCAGGAGCCACATGATGGTCGTGGATTCGATCTTTACGATGAAAAGAAAATGATCGAATATGGGCACAGGATTATCAGGGAATGTGCTCGAATGCTAGATAGCGATGACACCAGTTATCCCTACGACAGTTTCGGCGATAAACTTAAAAAACATTTTGGAGTTGAATAATGATTCGAATTCACTGGCGTGAATGGCCTGCGTATATCGCATGGCGTGTTAGGAAGTTTGTTAAATCACTTAAACTGGGAGTAAAATATGAGTAAATTTTTCGAATGGTTTGGTCGTAATCGTCGGCCCGTGGGCTATACAATTGGCGGCCTAAATTTGCTGGCTGCGGTCAACTACTATTTTCAAGGTCAAACAGGCATGGCTGTGCTGTGGACTGTGATTGGTGCGTTCCTAATTTGGGATGCCGCAGAATACAAATAACCCCCGAGAGAAATAAATGCCTAACTGGTGCGATAACACGCTCACTCTTACACACGATGATCCTAAAATGATTCATCGTGCGGTAAAAGCCTTTGGTCAAGGAAAACTACTTAACGAGTTTATCCCTGTGCCTGAGGATCTATTGGAAACTATGTCTGGTAGTTACGGCGACGACGTCAAACAGGCAGAACTAGAAGCTCGGCAGGAGCATAATCGGCAGACTTATGGCTATGCTACTTGGTATGATTTTTGTGTTAACGAGTGGGGCACCAAGTGGGATGTTGGCAGCGACGATGGTTCGGCTCACCAATTAGACAAGAACAATGTTAAGTTTTATTTTCAAAGTGCATGGGCACCTCCTACTGATGCTTACAGAAAGTTAGAAGATTTAGGATTCAGCATTAATGCTTTTTACTATGAGCCCGGTGCTGCCTTTGCTGGCTGTTACTATGACGGTGAAGATGATTCTTATGACCTTAGCAGCCTTACTTCTAGCAAAGTTGCGGAATTGATACCTGCAGAATTAGATGAAGAATTTAACATCGTTGAACAAATGGCCGAGTGGGAAGCTGAACAGGAAGATGAGTGACAGCCCTTCACGCCGTCGCTTTCGCACTTACATTCGAGATGGTTGGCATATTGTAGATGTGCCCCGCAAGAATCTCTACGACTATACACGGTCCAAAGATTGGGGCAATTCTAAACATTATAAAGAAATTAGAACTTGGTGTGAGCAGCAGTTTGTCGACGGTAATTGGGATAGTAGAATCTTCTCTAGTGCAGGATCGTCTAAGCCAGGAGTCAAGCAGTTTGCCTTTAAGCATCAAGAAGATCTTTTAATGTTTATGTTGATGTGGTCATGAAAGTCACACTACCTTGGGATCCTGAATGGAAGCCGTTAGAATGGGCTAAGGAAAATTGTCCAAGCTATATTATCAGTCTCGAAAATCGAGAAAAAAACAGATTAGTTGTTGTTAATGGTGGTTGGATCAAAGAATATTACATAGACTATTTTTTTAGCGATGAAAAAGATGCTACAATATTTGCCTTGAGGTGGTCATGACAGCAATTGTTGTTAACGTTGACGGACAAAATGTTGATCTAGCACTAGACTGGGCTAAAGAGCATTGTTCGAGTTATATCACTAACACTGGAAAGATTGAAGGTGCGTGGAGTGATGACACGGGATACCGATCAGCCAGGATTGTGTATGAATTTCATTTTTACGATGAGCACGATGCTGCCATGTTTGCTTTGAAGTGGTCATGATTAAACTATTAGGTGATCTGCCCGAACAACCTACGATTGCCCTTAGCGGCGGCGTGGATAGTATGGCTGTGGCTGATTTTATCGCAAGATCCAGAAGTGTGCGGGCAGCGTTTTTCCACCACGGAACTCCTGCTAGCCATAAAGGGTTTGAACTGGTCTCCGCATACTGTCAAAAGCGTGGATGGCCATTAGCACTAGGTCGTATTAGCAGTCCAAAAGGTAAAGTTGAGAGTCCCGAAGAGTTTTGGCGTAATCAGCGTTATTACTGGTTGGATACATTAGGTGCAGGTGTTATCACTGCACATCATCTTGACGACTGTGTAGAAACTTACTTGTGGTCAATGATGCATGGTACAGCCAAGACTATTCCTTATCGTCGCAATAAAGTAATTCGTCCGTTTCTTCTTACTCCTAAAAGTGAACTAGTAGATTGGGCCTCAAGAAACAATGTTCCTTGGGTAGAGGATGACAGCAATAAAGATTTAAGTTACACTAGAAACTATGTCAGACACGAACTCGTGCCTAAGGCGTTGCATGTGAATCCTGGCTTGCACAAGGTAGTGGCAAGAAAAGTGGAAGAATACAACGACAGCATTGAAATCAATATTTGAAGATTAAATACATTCATGGATTATATTGTGGTCGACGATCTAATACCTAAGATCGAGCAAAGAAATATCGAAATAGCAGTATTAGAAAAATCAGACATGGAGTGGCATTATTCTCCATATTCTACTTACTCTGATATAAAATTAGTCGACCAGTTTCGAAAAAATGATCCCAATATATTTGTTGATGCAGGTGGCTCATTTTCGCATGTAATTTACTTCAACAACCTCAATGGACGCGAAATAAAAAGTCCATTCTATAATAGTTTCAAAATGATTCCAACTTTCATTGAAAAGAAGTTTAATGTTCAAGTAAATCAGCTGTTGAAAATGAATATCATGCTTACTATGCCGGATTTCAGATCTGAACATAAATATGGACTTCCGCATGTTGATTTTACTGACTTTCCTGGCGGCAAGACTATAGTTTATTATATTAACAATAGCTCGGGGGACACAATTTTATTCAATGAAAAGTTCGAGTCTGAATTTGATACTTCCACTAAAACTATCGGATCACAGGTGTCACCTAAGCGTGGCCGTGCTGTAATGTTTGATAACCGGCAATATCATGCAGCCAGTAGATCAACAACAAATCATCGAGCAATCATAAACATAAATTTTATTTGACACAAATAGATAAACTGTATATAATAGATACTTAGACAGTTAGCAATAACTAAACGCTCTTTAAGAATTTAGCCCGAGTGGTGAAATAGGTAGACACAAGAGACTTAAAATCTCTCGCTCTAACAGGCGTGCCGGTTCGAGTCCGGCCTCGGGCACCACATAAATATAGATTTGCCCTGGTGGTGGAATTGGTAGACACGCTGGTCTTAGAAGCCAGTGCTTAATCGCGTGACGGTTCGAGTCCGTCCTGGGGCACCATATAAAAGTGTTATCAAGGTATCGTGTATGGACGCATACACTATGCGGGCCCAATCGGCCGGAGACGGGTCCTGAGATAACTGCATCGGCTGTGGCACGGAACGACCGTACGCCTAAATTTGCACGATAGCACTTTTATATGGTAATGCCTCTGTAGCTCAATTGGTCAGAGCAGCGGACTCATAATCCGTTGGTTAGGGGTTCGAGTCCCTTCGGAGGCACCAGAGTTTTGGAGCGTGGGCCGGATGGTAAGGCAGCGGATTGCTAATCCGTACAACGTTTAACGACGTTGATAGGGTTCGACTCCCTAACGCTCCGCCAAGAAATATGAACGATTCGGTACTAGTCATTGACGATTTTTTTGACAAGGAAAAACAAAAATCTCTACAAAGGATTATGGAAATAGATCCGGATATCATCTGGGTTTATGTTCTTAAAACTGTAGCATATAATCATTCTACAACAATTAATCAACTGAGAGTTCTAGATAAAAATATCTATCATCCAGGTTTTGGTGTGTTGGTACATCAAGTCTTGGAAAGAGAAAAAATTTTAAGTGCTGAGTATTATAATGATTTTTTTGCTGATTTACCAAGCCGCATAGAATCTAAAACCGACATTTCAGTAAACAAACTTCTGAGAGTGAGATTTAATATGTCATTTCCCATGAGACAATCTGTTGTCGGTTATGATTTACCTCATTCAGATTCTACTGAAAAAAATGTTATGACTTTCTTGTATTATGTAAACGATTCGGATGGTCCTACTACTCTGTTTGATCAACACGATTCCGTTGACGAAAGTTGTCTTTTCGACGAACTAACCATACACAAAAAAATCGATCCAAAACAAGGAAGAGCAATTATTTTTGATTCTAATCGTTTACATGCTGGGGCTTGGCCCAGTCAAAATAAACGATTTGTTATAAACGCAACATTTTTAGCAGATTAAATCTGGCCATAGTATAATGGATAATACAGCGGCCTTCTAAGCCGTCAATCCAGGTTCGATTCCTGGTGGCCGGACCAGAAATTTTTTAGTGTTTGTTCAAAATTTATTGACAACAAGACTAAATAATCTTACAATTTAATTCTGCTGGATTAGCTCAGTTGGTAGAGCACCCGCCTTGTAAGCGGAAGGTCGTCAGTTCGAACCCGACATCCAGCACCAAACACTGGGTTTACACTTTTACCTTAGAAAAAGTGGGCGATTGTCAGAGCCATACTGACAGGGCGAGACTGTTCTTAGCCCCAAGGCCCGCTAACATGGGCGACTTGAGAAACACAGTCGGGCAGAGGTGACGCTGACCTAGAATTAAATGTCAACGGACAGGGTAACAACTCAGTTCGGGGCCGAGTGGTGCCGGTAGCCGAACATTTTATTGAAGCATATTCTAACTAATAAAGATTGCGATCGGGGTTGGTTAACAATCAGCACCTTGGGTGTGTTTCAATAAAATGAATTTTCCAGCAATAGTCCAGAGACTGTTGACACAAAAGATAAATAACACTATAATAGGACATATGATGAACACATTTGTTAATTATTGCGAACAGTATGAGCAAGATCATAAATGGTCACGCTCTCCTATTGGCAGTAATTTCCAGGAGGGTTCGGCATAATCCTATAGTCATATTATAAGATTATCTGAACCCTGGAATTAAAAACTCCAGGGTTTTTGTTTTTATAAGGATATGAAGCAAGTAAAATTTAAAGACATAAAACATACTGATTGGTCAAAGCATAGTTCGCTAACAGCTGAACAGCGTAATCAATTGATTCGTGAAAAGTTGGAACGAGCTAGACTTTGGCATGCAGTATTAAACACGCGAAAGAATGGTCACCACGCCATTTGTTAGTATCGCAAAGTGTGTATAGGGAACGCGACCCTGCTGGGCACTTAAAACATCTGGCTATTAATGAGGGCGTCCTAGGGGATGAGAAGTTTCGGGCGATAACCGAAATGGTAAAAACCTAGCGTAGTAAAGCACATTAGACGAATGGATACAATCTGTAGGCATACAGAAGAAACAGAGCGGCTAGTGTGCTTTACTACACGCATTTGATGTATTGCATTAATAAATAATTTAATGAGTATGATACTAAGAAAATTATGTGCGTTAAACAAGGATCAAATTAATTTTTATGGCACGGAGCTGGGCATTGATAGTAGACAATATCAAATCACTTGTTTCGGCGAAGCTTTAAAACATTTTGATAATTATCCTTATAGCATTGAATATAAATGCAATAATCGCGGGTTTCGTGGCCCAGATTGGCCTACTGACGTTCAAGAACTCAATGATGCTATATGGTGTATAGGCGATAGCTTTACTTTTGGCGTCGGGGTTCCTTACGAACATACTTGGCCTTATATACTGCGAGAAAAAACGGGTCGCAGAACTATTAATACTTCGGCTAATGGAGTAGGAAATACATGGCTCGTTGAAATTGCCAATGAATTGTTTACCGAAATAGAACCAAAAATTATGGTACTTCATTGGTCTTATACTCACAGACGAAAAAGACATCTATGGGATTATGCACATTATCAAAATACAACCATAGAAGAAGATGCCGATTTACTAATTTCTTGTATTAGAGAAATTGAAAATAATCGGCGAAATGTTAAAATTATACATAGTTTCATTCCAAAATTTCATGGAGATTGCCAGGCTCTTTATCAAAGGATCCGCAACGAATTTCCTGACATTAACTCTATTCCCTATATTGAGCCAATTGATTACGGCAGAGACAGTCATCATTATGATAAACTGACTGCTGAAAAATTTGTTGACAATATCATTGAATTACTTTAAAATACATCAAGTGCGTTAGAAATTATTTGCTCGGTTCGTCTATCGGTTTAGGACGCTAGCCTTTCACGCTGGAAAGACGGGTTCGATTCCCGTACCGAGTACCAAATAAATGAAATGAGATTTGTAAAAAAAATTCCAAACTTTTTTAGCATTGATGAATGCCAGACAGCAATCTCATGTCATGATGATTCATATTATCAAGATCATGGTAATCTTATCGGCGGTTCTCTATCAAGTTTTAACTTTTTTAAAGATAAGGATCGCAATGAGTTTCATGAACTGTTAGATGAGAAATTAAATTTTAGCAATAGGATACTTGAACTTATCAAGTTCCCGGGAGCTATTTCGCATGTTTGGCTTAACATACAGCCTAAAAATTCTGTTTTAACCCCGCATATCCATTCACACAACAATTGTATAATGTCGGGTAGTTTGTATTTAAAAGTTGATAGCAGTAGTAGTGCAATTAAATTTTCTCATGTCGAGAAATACATTGTTAAACCAGAATTAGGAATGCTGTTGGTATTTCCAAGTTGGTTAGTACATGGGGGTTATGGAGACAATTTATCAGATGAAAGAATAGTATTAAGTTTTAATGTTGTAAAAAATTGATACCATATTGAAGCACATTATCAAAGTGGGTTCGATTCCCCGCCATTGATCCGGTTGCTGGTGCTAGTGTGTTTCAATATGGTAAGAGAGTAATTAACTTTTACTGTAGTCGGAAGTCATGACTCCGATGACCCGTGGTAGTTTAATGGCAAAATGAGAGAGACACAGGTTCGAGCCCTGTCTGGATCCCTAACTAAGGAACCGGTAGCATAGTTGGACAATGCGCGGACAGATGGCAGTTTCGAAACCTGCCCCACAATGGGTCGCTATATTGAAGCACATTAGATCGACTAAGGAAGGTCAGGGAGAAGTGAAATTCTCGTAGGGAGTAGGAGTCGAGTCCTACAATAGTGTGTTTCAATATGGTTAAACCATAAGAATGACAATTTGATGTCAGCAAGAGAAAGTCACTGTTGTAAGTAGCTGGCCAGCCAAAGCGACAGTAAAGCAGTGAGGGGCGCAATACCCTAGCAAAAATAGAAGCACTGGACAAGTATCTCAAGTGACTTACCGACTCCCGTCCGGACTAGTGCAATCGGGTGAATGGTGCCAATAAGGTGGTGGCACATTCAAGTTGTCATCCTTATGGTAAAGTTTTGGAGAACGAGAAGCATTGGTGACTTCAGGAGACTGTAAATCTTCCGCCTCCGGCATACGGGGTTCGAATCCCTGGTTCTCCACCAAGTTTAGGTCTCAAGGTGTTCATGGACGCACACATGCCTGTCACGCATGAGGAGGGGGATCGTTACCCCCTGGGACCGCCAATTTGGAAGCGTAACTCAGTTGGTTAGAGTATCGGACTTTATTTGATAAATAAGTATAAAGGAGTTACAATTATGCTTACTTGTCAATTTTGTAATAAAGAGTGTAAAAATAAAAATAGTCATATAAATCACGAGAGAACTTGCCCTTCTAATATAAACAGAGTTTATAAAAATGGAATGTTAGGTAAAAAAGGATCTAACCATTGGCTCAAAGCAAGGAGTGAAGGAACAGAATATGTTTTATCAGAAGAAACTAGACAAAAAATGTCTGTCGCAAGTTCTAGTAGGACACATTCTGATAAAACAAAAAAAATATTGTCAGAGATAAGAAAGAAATTTTTAGAGGAAAATCCAGATAAGATTCCGTATCTATTAAATCATTCTTCAAAAATTTCTTATCCTGAGCAATATTTTTTAGAGTGTTTTTCGAACATAACCAAAAATAAAGAATTTCAATATCCAATACACAGATTTTTAGTTGACTTTGCTAATCCTAAAGAAAAAGTATATCTTGAAATTGACGGCGAACAACATTATGTTGATAAAAGAATTGTTGCTCACGATACAATACGCAGTAAAAAATTAACTGAATTGGGCTGGACGGGAATTAGAATTCGTTGGGCTCATTTTCAAAAATTAACAGATGATGAAAAAAAGCAAAAGATAAATGAAATACGGTCCATGATGAAATGGTTATCATAGTTGACTTTTAATCAATCTTTCCCGGTTCGAGTCCGGGTGGACCGACCAATTATAAACTAAGTGTAAATTGTAACATGAAATTCACTATCGACGAACAATATATCTGCGATGTTCAAGTTAGGCAAGAATACGATTTCATCAAAGATCGTAACAATCCCACGCCCGAAGAACTTATCAAGGTCCTGCAGGGCCACGATAAAGCCGTTACTACATATAACAAAGACCACGATGAATTCACTAAGTTGCGTAACCAACTTGAAGCACTAGGTTACATTAAGTGCGAGCGCAGCTGGTGGAATGGTGATGTAGTGTTGAAACCATTTGTGCTTAACGATATTAAATTTCGAAAGAATGATAGATTTCTTTGTGCCGCGGCAATGAAGACTGCCTTAACGGTTGCAAAACAAACAGGAAGAAAGTATAATCCTAGATACTAACTTAAAGGAACTATAATGTTGAAACCCGGACCCAATTTTAAGATGACTAAGGCCAACAAGTATACTGTGGCAAAAATTCTCGACCCGCATCGTCGTGGAGAAATCAAGCGCGGCCTTATCGATGCTCAATTGGCCAGCGAAATTAGAGTCAAGTCTAACAAAGAAGATCGCAAGTCAGGCCCACCAGCTGCTCAGTAATTTGATGTATCGGTGGCCGAGTGGTTGAAGGCAACGGATTGCAAATCCGTCTCGAAAGACTCGTCGGTTCGAATCCGACCCGATACTCCAGAATTCACATTATAAATATGGTGATGTAGCACAGCGGTAGTGCAACGCCTTCATACGGCGTGGGTCGTAAGTTCGAATCTTACCATCACCACCAAAGTGTTTAGCCTCAATAGCTCAGTTGGTTAGAGCACCGTCTTGATAAGGCGGGGGTCCATAGTTCAAATCTATGTTGAGGCACCAAAAATCTATTCCCCGATAGCTCAGTCGGTAGAGCAGCAGACTGTTAATCTGTTGGTCCGTGGTTCGAACCCACGTCGGGGAGCCAAATATAAAAGGAGTTTACTGTGAGTCATTTTGGTTATCATTTAATGTTAGATTGTAGCGGTTGCGAAAGAATTGACAGCCGAGAAAATATCTACAACTTTACAAAAGATCTAATTAAACGAATTGATATGACGGCTCATGGTGAACCCATTATTGAATATCTTTTACCAGGCGACCCCAAGCAGGGTTTCAGCTTAATGCAGTTGATTACTACCAGTAACATTGCTGGACATTTTATGGAACTTGATGGCACCGCCTACTTTGATGTGTTCAGTTGCAAGACTTTTGATGCTAAGGTAGTTGAGCAAGTGGTGCAAGAATATTTTAATCCTAAGCGTATGCGTGTTAACTTTATAACAAGACATGCAGATGTTTAAAAAATTAAAGGACGCTATGTCTAAAAAACCTGCTTACTATGTAAGACAGGAAATTAGTGTTCCTATATATAAATTTAATATACAAAAAGAAGTATCAAACGATAGCATTTTAGAAAGAGCGTCGGCACTTAGGAAAGATAATTCAGAGTCTAACCGTAAGAAGTTAATTATCAATAGCTATCAAACGGATTATATGACAGACAAAGAATCATTTAGTGATTTGGCTCAAGTCATCGAATCAAAAGCACAACTTATTACAGGTAAAAAATATAAAATTTTACATTATTGGTTTGTGTTTTACAATAAAGGTGGCTCGCAAAAGTTACATAATCATGTGCTACCTAATACGCTCAATGAGCTTCCACTATCGGCAGTCTATTACCCTACAGTGGGGAATAATACTGCACCGATCATTTTCAAAACATTAGAAAAAAATTCCAATGATCTGTTAATTCCAGTGGAGAAAGGCACTTTGCTAATTTTTCATAGCGAGTTGTTACATTATGTTCCTGAATCAATATCAGATGATTTGCGTGTAGTGTTTTCTTGCAATTTGCAATAAAGAAATTATCTACTAAACTTCATGTTATATTTGTGATAAAATATGTCGAGCAAAGAAAAAATTATGATTAGTGCCAAGGTGTGACAAGTCCCGTGCATAATCGCCTTTATCGGCCCTTTCTAGCCAGTAATCGTTTGAATAGATAAATTTAATATTTTTGTCAGCACATAGCGATTTTATGGCATAATAATTTTTTTCATAATTCATTTTAGTGTTAGTGATGTCCGATACATAATCTTTTAAATAAGGTTCAGAATTTACATTTACATCTTTTAATTGAATACTTTTAAGTCTCCTGTCTGTTTTATTCAATTGAACAGCTAACTCTAATCTGCCCGGTGGCGGCTCGTTATAAACTACCATTTTTGGTTTTATAAGTTCTAAAAAGCCGTAACATAATCGAAAGCATAGATCGGGTGATCCGGCACCTTGTCCTAGGTTAACACATTTTAAATTTAGATTTTTGGCAACAATACTAGCCCATGTTTCTTCGACGGGTAATCCAATACCAATAGTGTTGCTACAACCTAAAAACATAATTGAAGGCTCTTCGGTAAATTCTTCGCAGCGAAAGCCCAATGAATTAAACTTGTAGGATATTTTTTTGTCGATCCACCCGTACTTTTTTAAGTCAGCAAATCGGTGTTCTAGATGTTCGATAAATCTATCATGAGTATCCATCGGTAGCCAATCTAGTTCCTGATTGGCAAACTGTTTATATATAGAAGAAAAATTAATTTGATTCATGAAAATATTTATGGTGAGGATAGTGTAACGGTTCGCACGGCTGTCTGTGAAACAGCAAGACAGGGTTCAACTCCCGTCCATCACCCCAAGCCGATGTAGCTCAGCTGGTAGAGCAGCGGATTGAAAATCCGTGTGTCACTGGTTCGATCCCAGTCTTCGGCACCAATTCAGTTGGGGGTTAGCTCAATTGGTAGAGCAGCGGGTTTTGATCCCGTTGGTTGGAGGTTCGAGTCCTCTACCCCTTGCCAGTTTACTTGTATCCTAAACGATTTAGAATATTGATTGCTCTTGTTCTTAATCGTTCAGTGAATTCGCTTTCTGTAAGCACACCTTTAGATAGGTTGCATTTACGGCAAGTTACTTGTAGATTACTATAAACAGTTAGCCCGCCTTTCGATTCGGGAATAACATGATCTAAATGCACTTCAGCATTAGTTAAATCTTCATCGCAATACACACAGCGAAGTCCATCTCGTTCAACGACTTGTCTGCGAAGATTTAATGGTATTCGATCCTTTTTCACAACGATATTTATTTTTTGGTAATTAATATCTCCCTGGTGTAATGGCAGCATGTGGGTCTCCAAAACCCTTGGTCGCGGTTCGAGTCCGTGGGGAGGTGCCAATTCATAAATACAGGCATGGATAAAAAGTATTTTGTTTTTGAACCATGGCGAGCTGGTTTAGGTAATGTTATTATGAGTTATGAGTGTGCATTAGCATTAGCTCATATTACAAATAGAACATTAATAATGCCACCTACTGTTCATTTAGGTCATATTTCTAACGGCATTAAAGAACAAAATCCTAGATATTGGGATTTGTTTGACGAAGCAATAACGAAACAAGAATTTGACATTGTTGAATATTTCGATCATGACGAATTCAAAGACAAATACAAAGAACTACAAACAGGAATAAGTTGGATCGAACACGTAGATAAATTATTTCCTGACAGTTATTCTTGGACTACCACGGACAACATTTATCAAGCAACAGGGTCAAATATTTGCTTTGTCAACGACATTGATGGTTTGAAAGACTCCAATGACTTCGAAACATTTTCAGCAGGTCGTCGAATCATTGATGTTAATAGACCAGAAAAGTATTTGATTTTTAAACATAATCTTTTTCAGAATTTCTGGTCAATGATTTATCCAGGGCCAGCATCAGAACGTAACAGATTAAAGAAGAAAATAAATTCATCAGTTAAGTACAATAAAAAATACTACGACTTGTTTGAAAAATCGCCAATGCGTAATATAAGCAACTACAATGCTGTTCATATTCGTCGCAATGATTTTTTCGTACAGTTTTCTTATGCATTGACAACTGTAGATCAAAGCGACAAGTTAGTTGATCAATTGTTACGAGTGTTTAACCCCGGTGTTCCTTTGTATATTACCACAGACGAAAAAAACTTAGAATTCTTTGATAGTGTTAAAAAAGTATACAAAGAAGTGTATATTAGCACTGCTATGCACAAGGATTTAGATGATCTTGAAATAGCAATATTAGATCAAATTATTTGTAGTCGTGCTGATATATTTTATGGCACTCAAAATTCTACGTATAGTCGTAGAATCAACATCATGCGCGGCCTTGATAATAGATCAGCGCATGACAACATGGGAATTAATAATTTAGACAAGCCCGGTATAGAATGTGGATATTTTCCGTGGTTAGAACGCCACGATAAAGAATGGAGTTGGAATGCCAGCGCATACTTACAATGGACACTGGAAAATGAGCCATACGATTGCTAAATAAATTATATGAATAAAAACTTTCGAATAATCGATGATGCACTGCCCAATCCTTTCGAAGTAAAAGAATTTTTAAAGTCACTGACACATTTTACAACAGAAACTTATAAAATTGATGGCTTGGCCTATGGCGACAATTCTCAAAGACCAGATGGTTATTGGAGAGGATTCAGATCGGTTAATGTTTATAACAAAGATAGAGTGAATACAGAATTAACGTTGAAGTATCTCTTAAAGAAAGTTTTCCATATGGACTGTTCTTTTAACAGCGCAGAAGCATACTCACATTTTACCACGGACAGAATGCATAAAGAAATTCCTCCGGCTAGTCGTTGGCATCCAGATAATGTTGAGTGTGCAGGAGTTCTTTACTTAAATGAAAACCCACCGAAACATTCAGGAACATTTATTAATGTTAATGGCGAAATAATTGAAGTTGAAAATAAATTTAACCGATTGGTAGTTTACCATGGCGGATTGCACCACGCTCCTGGAGTATTATTTGGAGAAGATGCCAGCAATGCCAGACATACATATTCTATATTCATTAAAGATATAAAGTTTAACAAATAAAAATGCGGGTGTAGCTCAGTTGGTAGAGCACTTCCTTGCCAAGGAAGATGTCGACAGTTCGAACCTGTTCACCCGCTCCAACAATTCCGGAAGTGTGGCAGAGCCCGGTTTATTGCAACAGTCTTGAAAACTGTCGAAGGTTAAAATCTTCCGTGAGTTCGAATCTCACCACTTCCGCCATGTCATTAAATTATGAACACAGTTAATATTGGACCTTGCTCAATTGATATCCACGAACGTGCCGGTATAGTCATGAGTGGAGGCGCTGACAGTAGCGTATTACTTTTCATCATGATGAAATATTCCCAAAGCCCTGTTAATGTTTATACATTAGCTAGTAAGGAAAAATTCTTTTCGTCGGCACAGATTAGTGCTAACGTAATTAAAAAATGTATGGAATTAACAGGCAAGAGCATTAATCAACATAATGTAATTTATGCTGATAAACAAAATAACGAATTAGTGTTCAAGCATCCATGGAGAGACTTAAAGTCTAGAGATATATCAATTGTTTATACTGGTTTGACTAAATTGCCGCCCATTGAAGTATATTCGAAATTTAAGAACCCTACAGAAGACAGTGTGTTTGAGGAGCGAAATCCCAGCGTAACTTATAATGAATATTCGGGAAATAAAAAAATCTATATGCCCTTTTATAATCTGGATAAAAAACAAATACATGAAATTTATCGAAATTTTGACCTAGAACACAGCCTATTCCCACTGACAAGAAGTTGCGAAAGTTTAGTACAAAATACAGGTCATTGCGGTACATGTTGGTGGTGTGAAGAGCGCCAATGGGCTTTTGGTAGATTAGAGTAAACTCGGCCCTTAACTCAGTTGGATAGAGTGCCTGTCTTCGAAACAGGAAGTCGTGGGTTCGAATCCTGCAGGGCCGGCCAATACTAAATAATAGAGTAAGCATGGAAATTAAAATTATGACCACTCTATCAGACGCAACTTATCTACAACCGCACAATAAAAATTTATGGGAAATATTTTCCATGGATGACTATTTTACGGACAATAATAAAGACAATTTTCTTGTATTAGATTTTGGCTGTAATCAATGTAATTTTCTTACTTCTGCTTACAGAAACACCAAACAGCCCAGACGTTTTGGCCCAAAGAATTACATAGGTTTAGATTCAAATCTTAATTCAGTTAACACTGCCAAGGAAAAGTATCCTTTAACAGCTAATAAGATACTTCACTATGACAAATATCATAGAAGTTATAATCCCACTGGCATTCCTGGGCTTTTAGCCAGCAATTACATAAACACTAAAGTTGATCTGGTCGTCGCTTATAGCGTTTTTACTCATTCAAGTATTAATGAAACTCGTGAGATTCTTGACGATTTAAAAACTCTACTAAAGCCCGGTGGCTCAATTGTGTTTAGTTTATGGACATCCGAGTCTTTGGAGGGATTCTATAATTACAGTTCGGCAAATCGTAATATCGAAAAAACACCAGAACGATATCAAGAACTAGTTGCTAAACCTTTCAACCAGGTTATGTATTGGATAGACCATAATTATTCTTTAGTTGATTCCAATGAAGTAGAAACTGGCCCGGTGAATTCTTTTAGCACATTCTACAAGGATGTTAATGCGATATTAAATATATTTCCCGACTTTGAATACTTGGGCAAACCCAGTCTGCCCAAGCAATATCAGCAGTTGTTCAAGCTGTCAGCTTGATAAAATATCATTGACTTCATTTATGAAACTGTCATAATCCCGTTGACAAGTTTCATAATTAAAATGCCTGGCGAAAGCTTCTTCGAATTTTGGCTTCAGGCTGTGATAATTATTCACTAAGATAGAATAATCTCTATCAATGATTTTTGTTCGAGCTTTTTCGGATATGTCTTCTGTTAAATCCATTTCAGAATTATACAGTTGAAAAGGCAAGCCGTTGTCAATGACATATTTTTTAATTCTCATATAACCTGCAATGTCTCCGGTAATAAGTGTTGTGGCCTGATGAGTAATGTCAAATTTTTGATTTCGAAATTCGGCGAACCTGTCGGCGGGGTTTGATTTTAATTGATTAAAAATTCTACTGTAATAAGCTACAACATAACTACACAGTTGATGAAAGTAATCATGACGTTCAATCAAATATAAAAAATCATAGTTTTCCAGTCTCATGCGTTCAGGCCTGATGTTTTCATCACCCACAAACTTTCCGGGAAGGTCTGAATTTAAACTAAAGTTTTGTCCTAAAATTTTAACTAAAAAGTGATCATGATCTCGAAACAGTTCTTCGGTGATCTGATCTCTGTCAGTTTTTTTCAATGCTGTAATATTTCGGCTATAAAATTCCCAAAGATATTCTAGCTCCGGATGCGTTTCGGATAGAAAAGTAGTTAATGCGCTACTTCTAGTTCGAGCAGCTGATATAACTGCAATTTTCATTGATTCCCCTTAAAATTTTATTGACAAGCATTGCACATTGACAATTTTCATCGATTGATTTTTGTCTATAAATTTAATATAATAGTCTATTTATGAATAACGAAAGGAGAAATCATGGACCTTAAATTCAAACGTTTTGAACCAATTACTCCTGATGCTAAAATCAAAATTAATGAACTGCTAAAACGTGGCGGTGCTATAGTTGCAGAAAAGCGCGAGTTCATTGATATTGAACGACTTCAAAGCATTGCCAGAATCGACCAGAAAGGTCGTGTAGAATGGCGTCAAAAATAATACCACTGTAGTTCAACGGATAGAATACTTGGCTACGAACTAAGAGACGGAGGTTCGATTCCTTCCAGTGGTGCCACTTTATTTGCTAGTTTGTTCATTGAGTTCTTTAGCACTGCGTATTATTTTAAGTATATGATATGGCTCTTCTTCAACTATCATATGACCCCAGCTTAGTTCCAGTCTGGTACAGCCCGCAGGCGTTAGTTCCATGGCATATATCTCACTGAATCTAACCAGTGTAGGACCTACGCCAACACGGCATAGAGATATAAACTCGATTTCCATGATTAACGATTTTTTAATTCGATTCTGATGGGAAATGTTCCAGGTGGAATATTGAATTGATCCATTAAGCCTGCGTCTCGTTCAGTGATAAGCATTTGTATTACAGGAGTGGGATCATATGCTGTGGTGTTGCCAATAGTTTCTACTGGCCAATCCTTATAGAACTGATTGTTTATGTAGATTTTAAGTATTCTGGTCATTGGCTTTCCCCGACGCCGCCCCAGCCTGTTTTAGCTCGAATGGCAAATGCCAGTTCACGCATACGACCAAATTCAGGACTGCCTTTGCTATGCGGACCGCTAGCTTTGAGTGCTCGGTAGGCTTTGCGTAAATCTTCTAAACTTTTCCCAGCATACTTTCCTTTTTCGCTAGGACTTACCTTTGTGGGTGTTCCCCATTTTTCATCTAATTCTAATTGGGCAAATTCATTGGCTTCTTCAATGATATCTATATATTTTCTTAACAGTTCACTACTCATAGCGGTCTCCTTATTTTTACTTACAAGCCCTTATGTTACCAAGTTTACTACTAGAGCATAAATCATACTAAAGTAGTACAGTATTAACACTGATTGGTATTGGTTTTGCAGACTAAATTAGTAGTTGATATTATCAAAAGCATTTGCTATAATAATCGTATGAGCACCATATCTTTTAATGCTATTCAAAAATTGTTCGACGACAAGTACTGGGATGTTGGATATTTGTCATCGGATGCAGTTAATCAGTGCTTGAATTCTCCCATTAAATTTAAGGCCCATCCGGTTGGCGAAGATTTCTCTAACAAACTTTATCCGCCAAAACAGATTACCAATGGTATCATTTTAGCCAAATATGGCTATTCATGGGATTACATTCTTTATGAAGATGCAGCCGCAATTCTAGCTGATGCTGGTTTTAAAAACTGGAATTTGATTTACACCAATTATAAAACAGCAGCCATACTGGGCGGCATTGGTGTCAGAGCCAGGAACTCTTTAGTCTATAACTACAAATTCGGCTTTGACTGCCATTATGTTGCAGTCATGTTCGACGATGAAATTGTCGATGTTCCTGATTATTTTAGAGTAAACACTAATCTCTGGCATCGTTGTCAGGACTGCGACGACTGTATTCGTGCTTGCCCTGCGGGTGCAATACACGGGACTAAAGAACCTTTTTGGCTAGATGCCGCAGCTTGTGATAACTTTATTGGCTTCGGAAACGAAAGCAGGCCTGACATTCCATCTATTAAAGATTTTTGGCATAAAAATGTTAGGCCCGATATCTCAGCTGATGAAGTCCGAGAGATTAAATCGGTTAATGATCTTAAACAAAAATATAATAAAGCAGGTTTTCCGTGGGGCAATGGTTATACTTACGACGGTCATAATCTAAAAAAAGATGGAAAACCGGTGCCTGTGGAATTTTGCAAAGAGTGTATTTCGCAACCCAGATGTAGCAAGTGGAACGGTAAATATCCTTATAACGAACAACTGCCGGAGGTTCCAGTGTATAAACCTAAGAATAACATGCTGACTAAATTGATAGCTAAAAACAAATCGATTTTTAATACCAGTGATGACGATGCATGAACAATGGATAGATAAGGTTGAAGGATTGACTTTTAGACATCAATATTTGTTGTCGGAATTTCAAAACAACATCATTAAAGAATTAAAGTCTGTACACTACGCGCATAAAGTTTTAGTTCAAAAAAAATATCATCTCGTCAATAACGGCATAGAGTCGCCGATTATAGATTATCTTCCCGAAGTTCAAATAGCTATTAACAAAGTTTCTAAGTTGATGGATTTTAATTTTGTCACTTATAGATGCATAGAGCCATATACGGCATACGGTTGGCACAGAGATGCTGGTGGAATATGTTATCATATTCCGTTAAAGACCAATCCAGGCTGTTGGTTTGTTTACGAAAACAAATCGTTTCATATGCCAGCAGATGGAAGTTTATACAGAGTTGTCAACGGACAATACCACACATTTGTTAATTCGGGTGATAGTCAACGAATTCATATTACCTTTGAAAGGATCTAAATTATGGAAAAAAAGAAAATTGCAGTTGTTGGCCGTGGCACTGCCGGTGTTATGGCTATGGCAGACGTAGTTAATAGATTCGGCACTAGTGCTGAATTAGAATGGCATTTTGACAGCAACATAAAACCTCAGGCAGTAGGAGAAGGCAGCACATTGTTGGTGGCCAAATCATTATTTAAAAATCTAGGTTTTTCGCATCATGATCTAGATCACATCGACGGAACTTTTAAACACGGTATTAGAAAAATGAATTGGTCGCCGGATAATCTGGACTTTTTCCATGAATTTCCTGCCCCAAACGTTTCGTATCATTTTAATGCTGTTGCATTACAAAATTATGTTTATGGTTTATTAAAAGATAAAGTAAAAGTTTTTGATCATAATATCACTTATGATCAAATTGATGCTAGTTATGTCATTGATTGTTCTGGAAAGCCCAATGACTGGAGCTTGTTTGATGAACCTCAATATATACCAGTTAATGCTGCTTATGTAACACAGTGCTATTGGGATCTGCCAAGATTTTTTCATACACTGACTATTGCACGGCCATACGGCTGGGTGTTTGGCATCCCACTTAAAAATCGATGCAGTATTGGCTATATGTTCAACGATAATATTACATCAGTAGAGGAAGTAAAAGAAGATGTCAAACATGTGTTTGAACAATTTAATCTAACACCCAGCACTACAACTAATGAACTGCATTTTAAGAATTATGCTCGAAAAACTAATTTTCTTAAGGGTGTAGCATTTAACGGCAATGCCAGTTTCTTTTTAGAACCCATAGAAGCATCGACTTTAACTGGAGTAGAGTATATTAATGATTGGGCCTGTTCATTGATAAAAAATCCAATAGAAATTCATAAATTCAATGGTATGTATAAAAAGAGAAATGAGAACATCGAAAGAATGATTATGTTACATTATTTTGCTGGATCAATTTTTAAAACTGATTTCTGGGATTTTGCTTACGAACGAGCACGCCGATGTTTAGAAATTGCAGTTAATGACGATCCGAATTGGCAATTAATCTATGAAGTTAGTAAAACATCTGATCCAAAGGATCCAGCAAAATACATGCCACTGTTAATGGAAAAAAAATGGCCAGGCCTATTATTCGAAGATTGGACAGATTGGAGTTATCATGAAAATCTTTCTCATCGAGGCATGAATCTTTACGATAAGATTGACGCTTTAAAAAGAAAATAATCATGAATTCCAAGAAAGTTGTTGTATTGGGCAAGGGCACTGCTGGTGTTCTTACTATGGCCAATTTTCTTAAAGAAAAAGAAGCTAATCCTAATTTAGAGCTCGAATGGCATTTTGACTCTGACATCAAACCTCAGGCTGTTGGCGAGGGCAGTCCTTTAAACATTCCCAAAGAACTATTTCGGACAGTGGGTCTTTTTACGCATGACTTAGCTAATGTAGACGGAACATTCAAACATGGCATTAGAAAAATTAATTGGCAAGGCCAAGCAGACTTTTTCCATGAATTTCCGCCAGGCGAAGTAGGCTATCATTTTAATGCAACTGCACTGCAAAAATATATCTTTGATAAAATTAAAGACCAAGTCAAAATTGTTGACGCCAACGCAACCTCCGATAAAATTGATGCTAGTTATGTAATAGACTGCTCAGGAACCCCTAAGGATTCTGAATCAATTGATCTGGTCAAATACATACCAGTCAATGCTGCTTATGTAACACAGTGCTATTGGGATATGCCAAGATTCGCTTATACATTAGCTATAGCTAGACCCTATGGTTGGGTGTTTGGCATTCCATTGGTAAATCGATGCAGTATTGGCTATATGTTCAATGATACTATTTCCTCTATAGAGGAAGTAAAAGAAGATGTCAAACATGTGTTTGAACAATTTAATCTAACACCCAGCACTACAACTAATGAACTGCATTTTAAGAATTACATAAGAAAAGAAAATTATACTTCTCGTGTAGCTTATAATGGAAATGCCAGCTTCTTTTTAGAACCAATGGAAGCCACAAGTCTATCAACAATGTTATTTGTTAATACCCAGGCCAAGTCGTGTGTTCTAAATCCACTTACTGTTCGTAGATCTAATATGCTTTACAAAGATAGATTAACAAGAACAGAAAGAATGATTATGTTGCATTATTTTGCGGGATCTGTCTTTAAGACAGATTTTTGGGAATTTGCGGAAGAACGCGGCAGAAAATGCATCGAGGACGCAGTAAAAGATGAAAACTGGTTGAAATGGTATAATGCCAGCAAAAAAATCATTTATAACGGAGATTCTTCTCGTGTAAATGAAGAAATGATGAGATCTGGATATATTATTGGTGGTGGCGATGAATGGAGCCCATGGAATTTGCATATCAACATCTCGCACATGGGACTGAACATCTACGATCGAGTAGATGCTATGATTAAATAAAATTTTTAATAATTAAGGAGGAGGCAATATGCCCGCAGTTTGGTTAGTAAGTGACACTCATTTCGGTCACGAAAAAACCTGCACTGTGTTCAAACGCGAAGATGGCACGCCTCTTCGTCCGTTTAGCAGCGCAGAAGAAATGGATGAATACATGATCAAGGCCTGGAACGAAAGAGTTAGGCCCAAAGACAAAGTCTATCACTTAGGCGATGTTGTTATTAACCGCAAAGCTTTAAACACACTTCGTAGACTCAACGGGGATAAAGTTCTAATCAAAGGCAACCATGATATCTTTAATCTTAGTGATTACACAGAGCATTTTAGAGATATTCGTGCTTACCATGTTATGAATGGACTAATTCTTAGCCATGTGCCTGTTCATGAAGAAAGTCTGGCTCGCTTCGGTGCTAACGTTCACGGACACTTACATGCTAACAGAGTTATGAAGGTCAAGCACAAAGGTGCTGCACCCGAGATTGATCCTCGTTATCATTGCGTTTGTGTTGAACAAACCGACTTTGCTCCTATTCTGTTTGAGGATCTGCTCAAGCGTATTCAAGCAGAAGGTGGCACAGTGGGTTTTCGCAACGGCAACGCCGCTGTAGTAATGTAAAAAGAAATTTCGGTAGATAAGTATAAGGTAATAGGATACTATCTACCGAAATGAAAAAAGTTTTAGTTTGTGGTGCCGGGGGGTTCATTGGCACTCATCTGGTTACTAGTCTAAAAAAAGCTGGACATTATGTCATCGGCGCGGATTTAAAATATCCATCATATTCGACGTCGGATGCCGATGAATTTCATATTGCCGACCTGCGAAATCAACAAACAGTTGAACGTTTGCTTACCAGCGATATAGATGAAATTTATCAGCTAGCTGCTGATATGGGCGGCGCCGGATATATTTTTACAGGCGACAATGATGCAGATATAATGCATAACAGCGCACAGATCAATCTCAATATTTGCAGTGAGATGATGCGTAAGAATATCAAAAAAGTATTTTACACTAGCAGCGCCTGCATTTATCCTGCTTATAATCAGACTGATCCTGATAATCCCTTACTCAGCGAGGACAGTGCGTATCCTGCTGCACCCGACAGTGAGTACGGGTGGGAAAAGCTATTCAGCGAAAGACTTTATCTTGCCTATGCAAGAAATCATGGCTTAAGAGTTCGCATTGCACGATTGCACAATGTATATGGTCCTTTAGGTGCGTGGAATAATGGCCGCGAAAAAGCGCCAGCGGCTCTGTGCCGTAAGGTTGCCATGGCACAAAATGTAGATAGCATTGATGTTTGGGGTCCGGGAAAACAAACACGAAGCTTCCTATATGTGGATGAATGTGTTGAGGGCATACATAGAATAATGGCCAGCGACTGTGATTTTCCCTTAAATCTTGGCAGTGAGGAAATGATCAGCATTAACAACCTTGTATTGCTTATAGCTAAAATAGCTGGAAAATCAATAAAAATTAATAATATTCCTGGCCCGCTAGGAGTTCTAGGTCGTAATAGTCATAACAAATTAATTTACGAAACCATCGGTTGGCGGCCAGAAGAAAACCTCGAAGCAGGCTTACGCAACACATATACATGGATTTCAAATCAACTCAAATCTGGCAAAATTGATTATCAGAAATTGTCGTAATAGGGCAAGTAGCATAAATATAATTAACTAGGAGATTAGACGATGCTTGACAAGTTAAAAGCTAAAATGGCAGAAAAAATTGAAAAAACTAGAGAAATAATGGAGTTGCCGGCAGCGCCAGAATCTGTTCGTGCAGAGCGTTTAGCAATCTGTCGAAGCTGCGAGGAATTACGAGCTAGCGAATTCTGCAAAATGTGTAACTGTTACATGCCAGCAAAAGTTTTTATCGCCGGTGTTTCTTGCCCAGCCAAAAAATGGTTAGCAGTGCAGTCAGCAAAAAATTAAATAACTGGAGAAATAATAAATGAAATTTTTAATCGACTTCAAAGATAATAGTTCCGATGCGGACATTTCTGCTTACTTGCAAAGCTTTTCGGCAACTGTTGAAAAAACTTTCAACAAGTTTACCAAGACTTATTTAATTGAGTCACCGGTGACTCCACCAACTTCTTCAATTGTTGATATTGTTATCAATGACGATACCGAAACAGTAAGCCTGCTAAACACTACAGTATATCTGGATCAAAATTTCGGAAGTCTTGTAACAAATGGCACCATCCCTCTAATTAATTTAGATACCAGTGACGAAAACAATTGGTGGAAATTATATAGTTTTTTACGACCAGAGTTAGATGTTGCAACATATTCTTTAAATCGTCGTGGCAACGGCAACATTGTTTATGTATTGGACAGTGGTTGTAACGTTAACCATGCAGAATTTAATGGATCTACAGTTACAAACTTGTGGAGCTTTAATAACGACTTCACTGATACAAACGGCCATGGCACTGCTATTTCGGCAGTGATTGCAGGTCAAACTTGCGGTATGACCGATGCTGCTGTAAAGAATGTGAAAATTTTCCACGATGGTGTAAGTACAAAGCAAAGTGATTTAGTATCTGCACTAGATGTTATCTATAATGATTTTATTAACACTACCATTCCTGGTTATTTTATTGTAAATGCCAGCTGGGCAATTCCTAAAAATACTTTCATCGAAAGTAAGATTCGTGCAATGATAGATGTTGGTATTATTTTCGTAGCAGCAGCAGGAAACAACGGTGTCCCAATCGAAAATGTTACTCCGGCATCTATGCTTGATGTATTAACTGTTGGAAGTTATAACAAGGATCTGATGCCTAGTAATTTTAGTAATTATTCCGGTGGCAGCGATATATCTTATACTACTGGAGAAACAAATTACGGTGCATTAGACGGTTGGGCGCCAGGAGAAGAAATAAGGATTCCTACATTAAACGGAGCATATGGATTAGCAGCCGGAACCAGTATGTCTGCAGCAATTCAATCGGCTGCACTAGCTTATAATCTTTCTCACTCTAACTTTCCGAAAACATACGACAGAACTATATATGGATTTGCCAAAGAACATTCGTTCCTCAGATCTGATATGTTAGATTTAAGCGATCCAAAATATGTCGACTCAGTAAACAAATTAACCACATTTGTTGACAATCTGTCTCAGAAGGTCATTAAAGATACCATACCAAAGGATTATAGATTGACTCCTGGGTTTCTATTAAACTTAATGGAGTTTGCTAATCCAAAACTTATTGAAAGAGTAGAATTCTTACAAAGCTTACCATATGGTATTGAATTACTTCCTCAGGGTGAGTTTTCCGGTCAAGTGCCATCAAATTTAAATCAAAGATATGTTCAACATATCATTCCAACTCGAGCAATTTATCGAGACGGAACAATAGATGAATTTGATTTAACTTTCCATATCATGGCAGCTGATTGGAATAGCGAAGTCGACTCTACTGGCGACCCTGATTTAGATATTAAACTACAATTCACTTATTATTGTTTCCAGCACGGTGACTGTATTTACAATGAGCATACTTGTATCGCTAACTGCGGTTCTGCCTGGTGTAACCAAGGTAGCCAATATTGTCCAAAAGGTGCATTTGGTTGCTTCTGTGATGGATTCTAAAAATTTTAAATGTCGTGGTTTAAAATTGAAAACAATGTAATTGATTTTCGATCTAAGAATAAATTTATCAATAGCATTGATGCGGCCGAGTTAACAATAAAGGGGATAGTAAAAAACTATCCCCCACCTTATCGACTAATGGTCAGTGGCGGTGTTGATAGTCAGGCAATGCTATGGGCTTGGAAACAATTTGGAAAAGACTATATTCCCACTAGTGTAGTTTATAGCAACAACTATAACGAACACGACTTAGTCACCCTTAAAGAATTTGCTCTCAGAGAGAATATTTCGATTGAATATATCGAGTTTGATCCTATAAGTTTTTATCAAAATAAATTTGAAGATATAGCCAATCGATTTCGTTGCACTAGCCCCCAATTTGCAACTCATTTGGGATTCATCGAAAACTTGAACGGCACAAAAATTTTTAGCGGCGATCGTTTATTGTATGGACGAGCTATTGTTCATCATAATAATTTGTGTGTATATCGCGCTGCTCAGGAATGGGACATTGTTCCATATTTTTTTATTCACACTCCCGAACTTGCGTATAGTTTGTGGTACGATAAGAAAAGTCGCCTGAGCGGACAAACTCGCGAAGAAATGTATATAGAAAAAGTAAATGATTGGCAAGACAGTGGATTTCCAGTAATTCCTCAGCTTGAAAAATATACAGGTTTTGAAAAAATAAAAGAATATTATCAGCAAAATTTCAGACATGTTCTTACTCCATTGGTTAGATTAAAATACACACACTATACAACAATGGAGCCAGTTATATATGATGTGCTATTTCGACATCCTTACGAAAAGAAATTTGGCACACCTTCTTTTAAACATATTTTAAATGTAATCGGCGGCAATGCAGATGATTATATTGCAATTGAACACGTATAATCAGTTTACTACCAATGGCAATAGTACATCATGTCAAAAAAATTTTATTCATTCATATACCAAAAAATGCAGGTGCAAGCATTAGCAAGTGGTTACTGGAATATGGAGCCGTTAAAGTAGATAGCATAAGACACAGCTCGTTACAAGTTAGTGATTTTAAAAACAGTTATTATAGTTTTTGTGTTATAAGAAATCCATGGGACAGAATAGTTAGTTTGTATCATTATGCCATGAAAGTTAATAATGAAACTATTGATTTTAATAAATGGCTTAAGAAAAATTATCATTTTAGTCGACACTGGTATTCAGTTTCGACTTGCCAAGTCGAATGGATACAACACGAACCTAATTTGATTATTCGTTACGAAAATTTAGGCAACGAGTTTGAAGTAATCCGTAGTAAGTTTAATTCAACTATGCCTTTGCCAACAATTAATAAAACTGTGCATCAACATTATTCAACTTACTATGACGATTGGAGTAAAAATTTTGTCGGCGAGCTTTATCTTAAAGACATCGAGCGATTTAATTATCAGTTCACTGCAAATAAATAATTTCGCGGAGTAGAGGAGCCCAGTCGTCCTCGCCAGTCTCATAAGCTGGAGATCGCAGGTGCGAATCCTGCCTCCGCAACCAAATCGGTAAAACAAAATATAGATTTTAATTTATAATGTCTATATAATACAGATAATGCGGGTGTAACTCAGTGGTAGAGTGTCAGCCTTCCAAGCTGTTCGTCGCAGGTTCGATCCCTGTCACCCGCTCCAATAACAATGAAAGTATCTATCACAGGACATACTCGTGGCATCGGCCGCCAGCTATACAATTATTTTTCCAAAGACAGTAATGTAGTTGGATTTAGCAAGTCAACAGGATACAATATTTCTAGTAATCATGATCGTTTGCGTATTGTCGACGAGTCTGTAGACTGTGATGTTTTTGTAAACAATGCTTACAGCGATCAGTATCCCGATTCGCAATTAGAATTATTAAAGCTGATTCACAGTCGATGGGCCAGCACTGATAAAATTATTATTAATATATCCAGCAGATTTACCGAAGGCGATAATGTATACGCTAAATCTAAAAAAGATTTGGATAACTTTTGTTTGACACATTCGCGAGATTCAGTGTATATTATTAACTTGAAGCCAGGCTTAACAGATACTCTTAGAGTAAGCAATCAGTCTGGCAACAAAATGCATACCAAAGACATTATTAGTACATTAGATTTTATTTTGGTAAACAAAAATAATTTTCGAGTGCATAATATCAGTTTTGGATTATAAATAAAATCATCGGGGGATTAGCTCAGCTGGGAGAGCAGTAGCTTTGCAAGCTAAAGGTCATCGGTTCGATCCCGTTATCCTCCACCAATAAAACATGGCAATAGAACTCGTCGATTTGATTTACAGAAAGAAAAATGCTTTGACAAAAGATGAAGCATATTTTCTTATCGAAGAATATCAAAGACTGGACAATACGCATCAATTGGAACATTGTCCGCATGCTATAACAGGCATAGATACTTTTTCGTCTTTTAAGCGTGTAGAATTAACGCAAGGAACAGAAGCGTTCGATTTAGTATTCAAGGCCAATGAAAATCTTATAAATGAATATTTGGATTACCTAGACGGCTTTGAGATGTTTCATACTCTTATAAGAACGACCATGACTTATAGTCATATGTATAGACTGCTCAAGTATGAAAAAGGAGCTAAAATACATCCTCATACTGATCATAGCCCTTTTATCTACGGCAGTGCAACATTTAATTTAAACGACAATTATACTGGCGGAGATTTTGTCTTTTGGAGAGGGAAACACAGAGTAAAGCTCGAAGCCTGCGAAGCAATGATTTGGCCTGCAGATCATTTCTGGATACATGAAGTTGAAGAAATTACTTCGGGAGTGAGATATTCAACCAATAGCTTTTTACAAAGTGTTGCTGATCCGCTAAGAGAAGCAGCAATGAATTTTGTTGAAAAGAAAATAGAACAATCAAAATTAATACCAATTCAACGAGAATACGAAAAAACACATAGATATAAGATTAAAAAACCGCAAACAAATAACTAAGAAAGGAGACCACGATGGCAGAAGCAGGAAAAGGCAGTAAACCAAGACCGTACAGTGTTAGTCATGATGAATGGTCTCAGCGATGGGACGCAATATTTGGTCGCGATTTAGAAAACAAAAAAGAAGACAGCGAAAAGAAAGAAGAGGCAGAGGATGTTGTATCTGATCAAAGAAGCAGCTGATAATCTTATTAAGTTTCTAACCGAAGATCCAGTACGGCCGCACATTCCGCAATGTGATCGCATTGGAGAAAACAAGGACATTTTTGTATTGAGAGAGGACGACAAGGTTAATGCTATTACTTGTGTCAGCTATCAAAGCTCTGTTCCGGAAAATGAATCTGGATTATTTGAAAAATGCAATGAACCCAATGTTGCCGTTTTTTACACAATCTGGAGTTATCAGCCCGGAGCAGGTAGACAATTAATTTTAGATAGTGTAAAATATATACAAGAAACAAATAAAAACATCACTAGGTTCGTAACACTTAGCCCAAAAACAGAAATGGCTAAGAGGTTTCATCTTAAGAATGGTGCAGTTATTTTTAGAGAGAACGAAGAGTCGGTCAATTACGAATACCAGGAAGTTTAGCTCAGTTGGTAGAGCGTCGCCCTTACAAGGCGAATGTCGGCGGTTCGAACCCGTCAACTTCCACCAAATTTTACAATGAAGAGAAACAAAATACTTGCAACGGAGTTTTATGAATTTCAATGCCCTGAAGATTTGTTTAATTTAGTTTTAGCCGAGATTCCAACTTTACAGTTTAACAAAGATCCATCGAATTACAGCACTGGGTATTATTACAACGAAGAACTTTTTTCTTGGTTCAACGAATGTTTAGATGTAGTTGCCAAAGAGTTGTTAGCAGAAAATCTAAAGTTTGAAATTTCAAACTGCTGGCTTAATAAAGCATATAAGTCACAAAAAACTCCCCTGCATCTTCATCCACAGTCCATACTAAGTTCAGTTATGTATTTTGCAGACAGTGAAAGTGGTAGAACTATTTTTAAATCTCTGAATCCATGGTACAAAGTTCAAAATGAACATTTTTTGCACTTGACAAACGACAGAAGAAAGTTATACAATACTGATGAAATAAAACCCCAAGCAGGAAAATTAGTACTTTTTCCCAGCACAGTGTTTCATGAAGTTAGTGTTTATACAGGAAATGATCCAAGATACACATTATCGTTTAATGCGTTTGTAACCGGTGAATTCCATGATCCGAATCATAATGCTGTAACAGATTATTTGAATATTAAAACTTTATTTCCTTATAATAAATAGATTACAAATCGGGGTGTAGCGCAGTCTGGTTAGCGCATCTGCTTTGGGAGCAGAGGGTCGTGAGTTCGAATCCCACCACCCCGACCATTTATATAAAGACTATGATTAAAGTCAACGATTGGGTAGAAGTATTACAAGAAAATTTACGACCTTACAAGCCAACAGCTTCTGTAGCACACTTTGGCCGGGTAGTAAAGACTAGCAAAACCAGTTCCCAAGTAGTTATAGAGGTGTGGGGACGACACGATTCTTTTACTAACTATTTTCCGTTGAAGTTTAATAATAGTCGTTTACGAGTTGTAGGAGCATAATTATGCCATTATACGAAACTACCGTTCGTACACCACAGGGCGAAGAAAAGAAACAAGTCTACGCTAGTACGCCGCAGGAAGCCAAAAAACTTTTTGAACAACTATATGGCGGTCCAAGAGCAGTTCCTTATATTCCCAAAGTCGTTCCTAGTTAAAATGAACCTCAGTAAAAGCCCGCAGCGTCATAGTTTTCAAAAAGAACGGTACCTAGAACGCTGTCAAAAAGAGGGTAAAGAACCTAGTCATGATTATCTTGCTATGTTCGATGACATCATTGACGAAGAAGAAAAAAAGTTTACCGATCCTGCCAGCCGTGAAAACAGCATGGAGTGGGATCTGCGGACTACAGACTGGATTCTAGACAAAGTTCGAGCCAGCGAGTCTTACGCACAGAACCTTTATGCGGCTATGTGTAATAACGATTTTAGAAAACTCGCTCAACATACTCATGAAGATATGGTTCGAGCCTTGGCCGATAACTTGCCCACTTGGGGTTGTAGTTGGCGCTATGCTGGCGGTATCATTGCCGACATGCGTCGGGAGGGTGATTATATTGATTGGTACTGTAGCGGTATTAGAGACAGAGATCCACCCATCGATGAAGAAGAGCAAAAGTGGACAGAAGAACAAAAACTAAAATGGGAAACTATCTATAAAAACTACGTGGCAGAAAGTTTTGTAACGGATGAGATTCGCCAAGACTTGCACAAGTTAGGTTGGGAAGTTTTAGAAGACGATTCACAGTAATTTTTTACAGTAAGCATTGACATCCAATTCACTGTCATGCCATTCACTTGCTAATTCAAAGCCAGCTGCCGCATAAGTGCGCCAGCTGCTTTTTTTTGGGTAACTCCAGATAAAATCACAACCTTCTTCGTTGGCTTGACTAATTGTGGCCAATAGCAATTTTCGACCTATACCAAGATTTCTATATTCGGGCATTACATATAGTCCTCGACTACGATAAGAGTTGTCATGACAACGATGGCCGCTGTTTACTGCTATGATGTTATTGTCATCTAAATAGCCAAAAAATGTCGCCGGGTACTGCTTGTTTTTAATATCATAGCCGCCAAGAAATATCATCGAACTATGACTTTCAATTGGACTGGTTCTTGTGGGCCAAAGATTATTTTTCCAAATTGTAAAGATATCTTCGTAGGATATTTTAGTGATCATGATTTTATTTATGGGGTGAATAAATATATTCATGGCAAGGTTTAAACAGCATAAGAAAAACTTTCCTGGCTTTCATTACATTGAAAAAGAAGTGTTTGATGCCATTAGTCGAAGCGGTAATTGGCTATACGAAGACATCGGATCTAACGAATCTAACCAGATCATGATACAGTGCATGGATCATGAAAAAGAAGATTGGTTCACTGGCACGGGAACTGCTCCATTTAATGACAGCACACGTTGGTCTCGACAGTTTTGTTGTCTTCAACCCAGCCTAAAAGGAACAGCCATTGAAGATTATATTCATTGGTTGGAATTACCAATTTATAGGACAAGAATCATGGTCATGAGACCGAAAACAGCATACAGTGTTCATTTTGATAGTAGCCCTCGAATTCATTTGCCTGTTACAACAAACAAGCATTGTTTCTTTATTTTTAAAGATCTAGCCGAGCTAATTCATATGCCAGCAGATGGCAGCTCTTATGCAGTAGACACTAGAGAAACGCATTCATTTATGAATGGCGGGGATGACATCAGAATACATATTGTATCTGCAATTGATAATAATATATGGGAACAAATATGATTACTATTACCGATATGGCAAACGCCAAAGTCTCGGAGATAATTGCCGAAGAAAATAATCTAAATTTAAAACTGCGAGTATTTGTTCAGGGAGGCGGCTGTAGTGGCATGCAGTATGGATTCATGTTTGACGAAGAAACTAACGAAGACGATTTTGTTATCGAACTTAGCGGCATGGTCTATCTAGTTGATTCGTTGAGTATGCAATACTTAGAAGGCGCCACGATAGATTACAAAGAATCCTTCGAAGGTAACAGCTTTGTAATCAGCAATCCTAACGCCGAAACAACTTGTGGCTGTGGATCTAGTTTTAGCGTATAATATGAAACTGTTTACTGATACTTTTAAACTCTATGCTTATAAAAATCGTGACAGATGCGATCTAAGTATTAGATTAAATGATTCGATGGTCATGACTTTTAAACTCACACATGAAGAGTTTAGAAAAATAATAACCGAATATACTACCAACGATCCAGCAAATGATCGTTATGGAGTTCAATTCACCAGTCAAGCTGGCCAGTTTTGGTTTGTTATGAACAAGCAACACTTTCAAGCGGTCAGAATTACAATCGGCAATCATGGAGTTGATTTTAATTTTAGAATAAATTATACTGACTGGGATCTACTCAAAGTTGAGTATGAAAATCAAATGTCTAACATAATGCCATGGGATTAGTTAGTAAAATTACCGAAGCAGTTATCTACGAAAGCCCGGATGGTGGCGAAACCATTTATGTTCGTAAGAGTGGAGAACCTCCCAATATGCGCCAACTACACAGCGAAAGCGATGTTGCCATGGCCTTGCGTAAGAAAGTTCATGATGAGGAACTTTGGTCAAATATACGCCTAGCTGCAAAGTCCAATCCTACACTACAGCGGGCCCTAGACGAAGCCATAATGATTTATAACTTGTCAAAATAATTGACACAAAATACACAATCCATTATAATTACAGCATCATTACCTATAACCATGGAGTTTGTATGACTATGCATTTGGAAGGTCCTTGGCTTAGCACTACTGGCAAGCGTCGGGGCAAACAGAAGTTTCGTACAGCCGCAGAAGCCCGTAAAGCTCGTGAGCTAGCTGAACAGTGGGAAGCAAAGCAAAGGGAGTGGGCCAATTTTAAACCCTTTAGCGGGCAATCTAGCAAGTCTGTGAAGCCTGTACAAAAACACAGTAGTCAGTCTGTTACCCGAGATGCCAGCAAGATTCCCAGTCTTAATGGCGGCATTGACATGACTCCTGCTTTTAAAACTCCGGAAAAGGTTTATACTGGTACTAAGATAATTGGCATTGGCACCATGCACAAGAGCAATGCCGTACCTATCTTCAGCGACGACGAAGCAAAAGAAATTTCCAGTATGCGTAGGTAAATATTGCATTATGTTATTACCTATGTCGAAATGGGTGCTACACTGCACCAACCCCGAATGCGGATACTTTGCTGAACAACATACATTTGAGCCCGATGTAATTTGTAAACGGTGCGGCAGTTTCGTTGAAGTCAACGAAAAAATAACTTTTAAGGAACAAGAAGAAAACAATGACCTACGTAGTAACTGAAAATTGTATCAAGTGTAAATACACTGATTGTGTTACTGTTTGCCCAGTCGATTGCTTTGTGGAAGGTCCAAACTTTTTGGCTATCAATCCCGACGAATGTATCGACTGTGCAGTTTGCGTTCCAGAATGTCCGGCTAATGCCATCTACGCTGACAACGATTTGCCCGAAGATCAAAAAGTCTTTTTGCAGATTAACGCAGACTTAGCCAAAGCATGGAAACCAATTACAAAACGCAAAGAACCTCTGCCAGATGCAGATACTTGGAAAGACAAGCCCAACAAGCGAGATCTACTAGAAAGGTAATAAAATGTACGCAACAATGACCTATCGTTCTGCCAGTGAAATTAACAGCGCCATGGGCCGTGTTTATGGCCATATGAGTCTGGCAGTAATTACTTCGATGATTGTCAGTTACTTCGTCGGAACAACACCAGCCTTGCTGGAATTTTTCTTTACAGGCATAATGAAATGGATTGTAATTTTTGCACCATTGGTTGCTATTTTTGCCATAGCATTTCTCATGGAGAAGGTTGGTAAAGCGGGTGCTCAATTAATGTTGCATGGATTTGCCGCACTAATGGGACTGAGTTTTGCTACCATTTTTGCTGTATATCAAATGGGATCCATTGTGTCGGCATTTATGGGTTCGGCAATCCTATTTGGAGTAATGAGTTTTTATGGATACTTTACTAAAAGGGATCTTACTAGCGTTGGCCAGTTTATGTTCGTTGGCCTTATTGCTATTATTATTGCCAGTATTGTTAATATCTTTATTGGCAGTAGCGTTTTTGCCACTGTCATTAGTGCATTGGCTATTATCATCTTCCTCGGACTGACTGCTTATGACACACAAAAGATTCGCGAAGAAGTCAGCGTAGAAACAGATGGTGTTGCTGAAGTTCGCGGAGCATTAACTCTATACATGGACTTTATTAACTTGTTTATCAACTTATTGCAAATTTTTGGTGGAAGAAAAGAATGAGTATTCCCAGCGCAATTATTCCCGGATGTAAACTAAATGTAGGAATTTTATTTTTCATTGATGAAACTGGTGTTCATAATCATATAACTGTCAATGAAATATTCCAAGAAGGACTAATAGTTGTTTTCGGGGGTCCTGCTCCTTTTAGTAGACTAGATACCGAACAGGCGATTCAATACGAAAAAGCCGGCCAAGAATTAAAATCGCTAGGTATTGACAGAATCATCGGATTATACTGTCAAGATGCTTTTGTAATGAAGCAGTTTGCCAATCATGTCGAAAATTCCGCCGGCTGCTCCGATGTAGAATATTATGCCGATGGAGATGGAATATTTTTACTGTCTTATAATCTAGGCCACGATTTTACTAATTATGGTTTAAGTATGCGTAGTGAGCGTTGGTGCGCGGTAGTCGAGAATGGGGTGGTGGTTTGGTCTGATCATGACGACTATTCCGAAATTGATAAAACTCATGTTAATAAAGTTATAGAATGGATAAAAACATCGAGCTAGTTCATTTAGTAGAATTAGTAGAAGAAATTGCCAGCGAAGATCCCATTGACTGGGCATTGCTAAGTGTAGACGAAAAAACGGCTACATATCTCATTGCTAATAATTTATTAGAGCAGTACACTTCTGTGTGGCAAACAATGCCAGAATATGATAGAAATTTAATCATGCTGGCCACAATTACCAAATTAGTAGTTGAAAACTTTGCACTAAATCTTCGAATTCAAAGTGAAAACAAAATTTAAAGAGCTTTACATTGATATAGCTCGTCGTGTGGCGGAACTAAGCTATGCACAAAGACTTAAGGTAGGCGCTATAGTAGTCAAGGACGACCGCATCATCAGCATGGGCTATAATGGCATGCCAGCTGGTTGGGACAACGAGTGCGAAGATAAAGAATGGTGCAGTGCGGGCGGCTGGCTAAGTCCCGAAGAAATCGAAGAAGGCTGGCCTTATACGGGAAGATATGTCGATTCCGGCGGCCATGTCATTGAAGGTCGCTATCGTTTAAAAACTAAACCCGAAGTGCTTCATGCCGAATCAAATGCTATTGCGAAATTAGCCAAGAGTAATGACAGTGGCGATGGCGCCGATTTATTTGTTACTCACAGTCCTTGTATCCAGTGTGCCAAGCTAATTTATCAGTCAGGTATTCGTCGTGTTTTTTATAGTGAAAACTATCGCGATGATGATGGCATCAGATTCCTTAAGCAAAGCGATGTAGAAGTAGTCAAAGTCGAATAGCATGGAAAATATTTCTTATCAGATACACAAATTTGATCAACAAACTGCTATTGCTGAGTTTGATATTACTGATATCGATAACGCCAAATTAGTAGAACTAATTGATGAGTATAAAAATAATCACAAAAGTATTGAGTCAAATGTTAATGCTTGGCATTATGGTTGGTTGGTTCATTTAGATTCTCGATTTGATTTCTTAACATCAGCAATTGAAAAATGTACAAAAATTTTCTTAAAAGAAATCTATGCCGGCCAAAATGTGCCTGTACTGTACGAATCGTGGATTATCGATTATAAGTCACTTGATTTTACCAAAGAGCACAGTCATTTTCCTGCCACGTTGGCCTGTAGCTACTATATAGAAACTGACAATGATAGTTCACCGGCTATTGTATTTCCACATCTAAAAAAAGATTCTCAAGACATTAGTTTTGAATTTATTCCTAGTACAGGAAAATTAATAATTTTTCCAGGACATTTACTGCATAAGGTAAAACCAATGTTGCCAAGTCGCCATAAAACAAGAAAGGTATTTGCGGCAAACATCGCATGTTTTAACGAAGCTTTTGTCAAAACAATCAATGCCACCCAAGTACTAACAAAATACGTAGAGTAAAAATAATTTGACAAGGACAGAATAATGACTAGTTTAGAGAATACTAACCGGTGGATTCTTGACGTTCAAGAAGATCCTGCTACTGAAGAACTGTTTTTACAATTTCCACCTGACATGCTAGAAGTCACTGGATGGCAGGAAGGCGATGTCCTTGAATGGCACGACAACAAAGACGGTTCCTGGACTCTTAAAAAGAAACAATAATGGATATTATGTTAGACATCGAGACGTTGGCAACAACGCCAGATGCTGTAATTATTACACTAGGCGCTATTAGGTTTGATCCTTTTGCCGACGACCGCGAAAGCTTCGAGGGTGACAAGATCATCATGGATACCTTTTATCGCCGCATTGATCCTGCCAGTTACGAAGGTATTCGACACAACATTGACGATGGTACATTGGCTTGGTGGGGACGACAAGTGCCCGAAGTTCGGCACGAAGCCTTTACTGATGACGATCGTCATCCCATACAAGAAGTTATGCGTGATTTTCATGTATGGTGCAAGAGCTTTGATAATATATGGGCAAATGGACCGGTGTTTGATATTGTAATGTTAGAACATGTTAACAGAGAACTCAAGCGTGGCTTTCCTTGGAAGTATTGGCAAGTGCGTGATGCCAGAACTGTTTATAGTCTAGTAGAACACGAACGCCCTAATCCCAGACTGCATCATGCTGCATGGGACTGCTGGAGTCAAATTGTGGCCTTGCAAAGTTGTTTTAGAAATCTAAATATAACACGATATCCGGAGCGTAACAAGTGAGTGAAAGTAGCGGCGTAAGAGAAGTATTGTTTGGTCTCGAAGAATACTTAAAATTTAGAAATAACGAAGAACATGTAAAATTCATCAGAGATTTCGTTAAAATTCTAGACAGTGAAGATAGAGAAAAAGCACTATTAGAATACTGCATTAAAAACTTATCATCTGTTGACAACAAAGATAAAATATTTCGCAGCATTTTTGATTATAAGAAAAAAGTCGACGGCGATGATATATATGATGCATTTAGTCGCAGCCAAATTAAAAGTAAGATTTGGCTTGTCGATGAATTAGAAAGTGTTAGGCAAAAATTACCCGATCCTGTGTACAAGCAGGTCGCGGTATTTGCAGGTTGGTATGGACAGATAAAAAGCATCTATGATAAAAGGATAACTTATCGAAAGATGCGTATAGTCGAAATGGATCGAAATGCATGTGAAACCAGCGACTATATTTTTAATCTGTCTGAATTAGAAAATTACAAAGTTAAAAGTGTAAATGCTGATATCAATAATTTAACTCTACATAAAAACGGTTATGAGTGGGACGTAGAAAACTTTCGCGAAGGTACCAAATACAGCGAAAAGTTTTTGCCTGATTTAATTATCAATACCAGTGCCGAACATATGAAAGAAGATTGGTTCTTTCAAATTAAGTTTAAAGAACTGGAAAGTAATCCAATCGTAGCTATCCAAAGTAATAATCTTTTTGATATTCCGGAACATATCAATTGTGTTCACAGCATAGAGCACATGAAAAAGAAATTTCCCATGCGCGAAATACTTTATGAAGGTGAACTTCAATTAAAAGGATACAAGCGAGTAATGCTTATCGGAAGGCCTTGACAATGCTGGCTAATAAATATATACTTGCTGTTTATAGAGGCCTTGACGCTCATCCCTCTCTAAATATTCTGCGTGTCATTGCTATTTGATGTAAGGAGAAATAACAATGGCAAATTTACCTCGAACTTATAAATGGACCAGTACCAAAGAGTACCACGATGCTTTTCCTTGTGCTTATCGCCAGTGGAGAGCCGATAGTCATTGTAATCTAATTCACGGTTACAGCTTTTCGATGAAGTTCTATTTTGGCACAGACGATTTGGATGTGCGTAATTGGGCTGCTGATTATGGCGGTCTTAAAGAACTTAAACGAGTCTTAGAAGACCAGTTTGACCATACGCTAATTGTAGCACAGGATGATCCGGAACTAGAGACATTCAAACTGCTACAAGAAAAGAAAATGGCTAAGATTGTAGTGCTACCTCGCTTGGGTTGTGAAGGCCTTGCGGATCAGCTTTACAAATATGTCAATGGCGTTTATATTCCTGAAATGTGGGGACCAGGTGAAGCAGAACGCTTGTGGTGCTATCGCGTAGAAGTACGCGAAACACAGGCTAATATGGCTTATCGCGAAGGTCATCGCGAGTGGAATGAAGATTTGTTTGCCTAAACTAATTTAGCCAAAAGACATTATCTACTAGTATAATTACTGATGTAGAGCACTAAGTATTTACAAGATGCTCTACTAGTTGAGGTTTTTAATGTCAGGTTGTTTTACTTGTTTGAATTGCGGAAAAGTTAATACAGTTAAAGGTCATAGTTATACCAACAAATACTGTAACAACAGTTGCCAACAGCAACACCGCAGTAGACTATTAGTTAAAGAATGGAAAGAACAGGAAACAACGACAACCTGGCGGCAAATACCCGACTGGGTTAGGAAATACCTAATCAATGCTCGTGGCCACAAGTGTGCAGTATGTGGCAATACTTCGCACAATGGTATGGCTATACCCTTAGTTGTAGATCATTTAGATAATAACTCGCAAAATAATAGCGAAGACAATTTGCAATTGATTTGCCCTAATTGTCGTTCGCAGAAATGATTCATTTTAACATAAGGAGAATTTAATGAAAACAGTGGGTGATAAACTAGAAGCCTTTGCAGTAACCGGTGTTAAGCCTGGCGCTTTAACCCCGGACAATGCTTTTGAAACAATTACAGAAAAGAGTTTTGAAGGCAAATGGAAAGTTATCGTATTCTATCCCAAGGATTTTACATTTGTATGTCCTACAGAGATTGTTGCGTATGACAAGTTGGTTGGTGATTTTGCTGACCGTGATGCAGTTCTGCTAACAGGCAGCACAGACAACGAGTTCTGTAAGCTAGCATGGCGCACACATCACGAAGACCTAAAGAAGACAAATAGCTGGATGTTTGCTGATGTTGCTCGCGGCGAACTAAGTCTTGCTGAACAGCTAGGTGTATTCTACGCACCAGCAGGCGCTGCCCTTCGTGCTACATTTATTGTTGATCCTGACAATGTTATTCAGCATGTCACAGTCAACAACTTAGATGTTGGTCGTAGCCCAGACGAAACTCTGCGTATTCTAGACGCATTGCAAACTGGCGAGCTATGCCCATGTAATCGTGCTATTGGTGGCGAGACACTATAATGTTAGAAACTGTTTCTGAATTATTTCAAGAAGCATACAAGCGGAACTGGATTACTGCCCGAGACGGCAATGCCAGTATCCGCTGGCATGACAGAGATCATTTCTATATCACTCCTAGTGGCATCAGAAAACAAACTCTGCAGCCGGAAATGTTTAAGAAAATTAAACTAGAACGTGTGCCACATGCTGCTCCTCCATTTTATCTGTATGGTTGGCAGGAAACAGACTACACAGACATTAGTAAAAATCTCAGGCCCAGCGGCGAACTACCTTTACATCTAGCATTACAAAAAGAAATAGATACTGAAGTCAGAGTGGTGCTTCATATGCATCCAACTTATACGGTGGCTGCTATGTATGCTGGCATTGAGCTCAGCGAGCTTGTAAAAGAATTTCCGGAGTTAGGTCGTTATACAACAGTTGGCAAGAATGTGCCTGATGTGCCACCTATTAGCCAAGCATTAGCTGATGCTACAATTCCGGCACTGGGTCTGGACACTAAAGGTCATGTTGGCAAACATATTGTTGGCATTGACCGTCATGGTGTTGTAGCAGTTGATACCAGCCCATGGCGTGCGTTTGAACATATTGAACGCTTAGAACACATCTGCAAAATTGTATTATCGTCAAAAAGGATTTAATATGCAAGTTAGAGTAACAGAAAATATGGAAGAATTTGGTGCTTGCGGTTGCGGCCGCAGTCCAAATGGTAAGTGTATTGGGTGGCATGGCCTTACTGAAGAACAATATCAAGTAGAATTAGAAAAATATGAACTAAGTCTATTTGAGAATGAGGACGAAGACGATCCTCTGTAAAGGAGAAATATGAGAATAGCAGTTGTTGGTGCAGGTATAGCAGGAATTACCGCAGCGTATTATGCTGCCGAGACTGGAGCTACTGTGGCAGTATTTGACCAAGAGCCTTATGCTGCTATGCGAACTAGCTTTGCCAACGGCGGCCAAGTTAGCGTTAGTAACAGTGAAGTTTGGACCACATGGAGTAATGTTCGTAAAGGCATCCAATGGATGTTTAAGAAAGATGCTCCCTTGTTGATCAGGCCTGATTTCGAATGGGATAAAATTAAGTGGCTCGCTAAATTTTTAAAGCATACTGCCAACAACGAATATTATCAAAATACAGTTGATACTATTCGCATGGGTCTTGCTAGCCGGATTCTTTATAAAGATTTAATTGCTAGAGAAAAATTAGAGTTTGACCAAACACCTGCAGGCATCTTGCATTTTTATAAAGATCGCAGTTATTTCGATCATGCTATTAAAGCACAGGCAATATATGATCAGGAAGAATGCGAATGGACAATGTTAACTCCTGAGCAAGTCCATGCCAAAGATCCTGCGCTAGCTAACATTACAGACATTGTTGGCGGCGCCTGGACTGGCGATGATTGGACTGGTGACATACACAAGTTCTGTTATCTACTGGCTAAAAATTTAAAATCTCGTAGTAATGTGTTGTTTTACTATAATCATGATGTTGATTCTATAAATGAATTACTAATAGATTTTGATGCTGTTATAGTAAGTGCTGGTGTTGGTAGTAAAAAATTGGCCAAGACTATTGGCGACGACTTGCCTATATATCCAGTCAAAGGTTATAGCATTACTATCAACAATGTTGACAGTCGGAATCTTCCTCGAGTCAGTTTGTTAGATGACCAAGCTAAGATTGTTACCAGCACACTGGGAAATAGACTGCGTGTTGCTGGCACTGCCGAACTTGCTGGAGAAAACTATGACATTAGGCGAGATAGAATTGAACCACTATTAAAGTGGGTTCATGAAAATTTTCCAAAGATTAACACACACGACTACAGTACATGGGCTTGTTTGCGTCCTATGACACCTAACATGTTACCTATTGTTCGAGCCAGTGATAAAAATAGCCGAGTATTTTATAACACTGGGCACGGACACTTAGGCTGGACCCTAGCACCTTATACTGCAAAGAAAATTGTCGACAAAATTATAAAAGGAGAATAATTATGACAGCATGGGTAGATGCATTAAAGGAACAGAGTATTCCCGAATATGCCAAAGATACTAAGTTAAACTTAGACGCAGTTATCAAGCGTAGCACATTGCCAATTGAAGAAGCCGAAGCTATTGCTGTAGCTGCTGCATTTGCCACAGGCAATAGCAAGTTCTGGACTTGGTTACACAGTCAGATTACTGATAGAACAGAAGCTGATGCGGCCTTGACTGCTGCTAGTCTAATGGCCATGAACAATGCATGGTATCCATATGTTGAAATGGCAGATGATGCCAACCTTAAAGGCTTGCCTGCACAGCTACGTATGAATGCCATTGCCACACATGGCGGCACAACCAAGGCTAAGTTCGAAGCTTACAGTCTAGCGGCCAGTATTGTTGGCAAGTGTCATTTCTGTGTTAAGGCACATTATGAAACTTTAAAGCAAGAAGGTTACTCAACTGAGCAACTTCGCGACATTGGCCGCATTGCTGCGGTAATTACAGCAGTAAGCCGTGTTCTAGCAAATTAATTTTCGAATAAAGCTATAGCATCATTCCAATGGTGGATACGGTCGGCTAAACCGATTGTTCCACCATTTATTCTTTTGCTCAACAGCACAACGTCACCACGGTCGCAGATGTCATTCAATCTATTCTTATGCCAGAACCAGCAGGCACTGAGAATAGCATAGTCGGGTTCTGTAACTAAGTCTGGATTTTCCACTAGAGTGTCATCACCGAACAAGTCTCTGCTACATTGTGTGTAGTTGCTACGACCTGTAAGTTGGACCAGGCCGCGACCACGAAAGGTCCAGCCATCATTGCTGGCTTCTGGTCCGTTGCCCATACGGCCTCCATATACACGATTAGCAATCATCTGTTGTTTGCGTTCGTATTGTTTGGCAATGTCATCATTAGGGAAATACTTGCCGAATATACCTCGTAGGCCTTTGGCACTATAATTTAAGTTTTCTGTAAGAATAGTAAAGTCTAAACTTTCATGCTGACACTGGCTGATAAATCCAGCTACACGGGCAGGCGTAACAATAGCAAACTTGGGCAGTTGTTCGGCTAAGCCTTCGTACCATTCTGTGGGGTTTTTATTCTTCTTAATTAGTTTTGCTAGCTTTTCAGCAGTAAAGTCAAAAGTAAATTCCATCTAATTCTCCTCTTTACCATATTTATCCAGTACTAGTACCAATTTTGCTAAATACTTGAGCAAGGAGCTATATGAGTTGGTTTAGACACAAACCCCCAAAACACCCTCCCTACAGGCCTAACCAACCCATTCCACAAAATCCTCAACCCACTGATAAGGAACAAAAATGACAGAAGTTAAACCCCTAAGCCGCAGCGAACGCGAAGCAAAGATTAAAGACAAAGCTGGTTTTATCATTGTTATTCTGGCTGCTTTACTAGCAATCAATACGATGATTGGTGGACAGAACAGTAGCAAAATTATGAATAACACCATCGCTGCTAATAATCAATGGGCATGGTATCAAGCAAAAAATGTGCGTCAAGTACTGTATGAAACATCAGCAATGGAAGCTAAGATTCCCGAAAACAAAGAAAAGTTTTTAGCTGAAGCTACCCGTATGGAAGCAGACAAAAAAGAAATTATGGAAAAGGCCAAAGCCTTGGAAGCAGAGCGTGAAGTAGCTCGTAAGAAGAGCCCCTGGTTTACTTGGGGCGGTAGTATACTTCAAATTGCCATCGTTCTATTAACTGCTAGTATATTGGCTGTAAGTATGCCTATGTTCTGGATCAGTGTAGTAGTTGGTAGCATGGGTAGTATATTTGTAAGTCAGGCACTATGGATGTGGTTGCCTATTGTCCTTTAAGGAGTATATTATGTTAGAAACATTATTTTGGTTAGCAGTTGGTGCTTTTATAGGTTGGAATTTCCCTCAACCTCAATTCGCTAAGGATCTACAAGCAAAGCTAATGAGCATGTTTAAAAAGGATTAATATGGACTTTTTTAAATTAGTTGCTGATGTTGGCTTTCCTATTGCTGCTGCTATAGCTGCTGGCTACTTTGTGTTTTTAACATTGAAGTTTATTCTAGCAGGTGTAACAAGTTCAGTAAACGGCATGGCAGGTATCATTAAAGGCCTGGATGCTCGTGTAGACACTATGACTAACGACCTTCAGCGTGTGGATGTTAAAATCAGTCACGCTCTGGGTTTACAACCCGACTATTATCGAATTAGTCGTGCCGAACAGCAAGATCAAAGAAGAGATTAAGTATGGAATCAAAGGAGCAAGTAAATCTAACTATTCAAGATTTAATGGATCGAATAGTTCGAGATTTAGTTGAACTAGAACAATACGAACAAACTGAAGTAATAGAAGAAACAATGAAAACATATGAGCAGTTGTATCAGCAGCTAGTAGAAATAAAAAAGATGTAAATTAGATTTTTCACATCGATTAAAGGAAAGATTAAAAATGCCAAAGAATCCATTTAAGAAAAGTACTTGGAAAAAAATCGGTAGTGATATTACCAAGACAGCAAATACTGTTGCTAATACAGTAACTCAAACAGCTAATACAGTAGTTAAAGAAACTACTAAAGCAGTCAATGTGGCTGGCAAAACCATTGTTGATACAAGTGGTAAACTAACTAAAGACGCAGAAAACCTAGCTAAGGATACAGTTAATACAATTCAAAAGACTGTGGTCAGTGATGCTGTTAAAGCCTATACTGAAACTACTAAGGCTGCTATGGCCAGCGCCAAAGTAGCAGAAGCTGCAATGGCAGATGTTGAAGCAGGTGCTAAATTAACAGGACAGATCCTAGAGCAAGGTGTTTACGAATTACAGGAAACCGGCGAATTAATTGCCGATTGGATTAACGAAAATTACTGCCAGATTGGTGTTAGTATTGCGTTAGGCACAATCTTTGCTGCCTTACTATATCGTCCTGAGCCTAGCAGTCAAGCAACAACTACGGCCGCAACAGCACCATTAAGTGCTACAGCTATTCTTTATCTAAGTGCTAAAGAAACAGTCGGCGCAGCAGCATTAGGCACAGCTTGTGACTTAACTGCTAAAGCATTCGTCGAATTGATTTGGATGTCTAAGGATATACAAAAAGCCATTGGCAA